TGATGCCGTGACAGTAGCGGCAATTGTCAGCCACAACGCGCACCAACTCGTTAGGGTCGGCGGTAGCGATGTCAATCTGCCATTGCAGCGCCTCACGCAACGACAACAATGTCTCGTTTGCGGCTTCCTCGTGCAACACATGGTAACGGGCTTTGACCTTGGGTAAGTTCGCAATGCGCGAAGCTTCGGCCCATATTGTCGCAGGCAGCGTATCGGGCTTGGCGTACACCTCGCGATAGGCTGCCGATTGGTTATCGGTACGCGCCCACACTTGTGCGAACCGCTCTTGCTTGGCGGTCAGCGTCGGCCCTTCGATGTTATCCACATCGTCAGCGTTTAGGGTTGCAAGTTGTTGCCTTGTGCTTTCCATGAGCTACACCTTAGCGCACCCACAGCACCGCGTGCAACACAACTCGTTAAGATTCAGTCAGATAGATAGAGCGCTCGCTCTACCGTTCGCAACGTGCGATTCCCACACGTAACGCAAAGCTTGCAACTAGCGTTTACGGCTTGCAAGGTGCAACTAGCGTTTTGCAAGGTGCAAGAGTTATGACCCCGTCTTGACTTTTGACCCTATACCCCCGGTGAGCCATAAAAAGATTGATGAAGTCAGTAAGAAAGTTTACTGACTGTCTTTATCTATCTTTTTATTGAGAGGTAGCGTAGAGTGACCCAAAGTCAAGACGGGGACATAGAGTTATGCCTAAGCCACTACCAGTTATCGTTACGAGAGCCGACGCCTACGCCAAGGGTTACAAAACGTTCTACACCGGCAACCCTTGCAAGCGAGGGCACCTTGCACCGCGCTACGTTGCGACGGGTGCGTGCTTGGAATGCTTAACCGTCTACAAAGGCCAAGGCGCTAAAAATCCATTCAATGCGGATTTAGTGCCTTACGCACCGCGCAACGTTTGGCGTCCTAAGCATTGGGACGCTGCAACGTTGGAACGTTTCCATGTTGCGGTGCAAACATTCATCGACACATGGGAGGAAGCGCCGCCCGCACCTGAAAGCGTGCAAGCAAACAAATTTCGCATGATCTACGGCGAGCGCTATTTCAGCGCCAGCTCCATAAAGGATGTTAATGGGGTCGAACACGACCTTTGGTTCACGTTCAACAACAAGCCACGGCAACAGTTGTATTTAAAAGAATCGCACGGTAACGCGCCGCCGTTTCCGGTATTCAACGAGGAAGCGCTCGGGGACATACCTTGGTTATTATTGGGCGACCGATGGTGTGCGCTGAAAGCCGCAGAGGGTAAAACGGTACCGGTAGTGTTGGACGAGCATTTAAGCTTGATGCTCAACAGATACGGCGATAACGGGTGATTCTCTGACAACCCGACGAGCGCGTCAGTGTGATACGCTGGCACGGCTTTTAATTCCCACCCCCACGAGGTTACACCATGAGCGAACGGATACAGGCAGCACGCGCCGAACTGCTGCGATTGATTGAGCGATATGTGCGCCCCACCAACTTAGGCCAACAAGCGTACGTGAAGCTGTCGGCGGCCATGGATGAATTACATGATGCAGCGCGCGAAGCCGAACGCACCGTGTTGACTTTGGTTGTTGCCGCCGACAGCTTCACAGATGAAGTCAAAGGCGCGGCCAATCTATTGAACAGTAGCGAAGGCCCGGCGCAAGTGTTCGCGGAAGGCGTAGACGGTAAGTTGTCCGCAGGCGAAGGCCAAACGCCTATGCAGGTTGAAGGCAACACAAACGACAAACATACACCGATTGAAGTTGCGACACCCAGCCCCGGCGCTATCATTCAAAACGGCGAGGTGCTTGTGAATGGTATCCCTGACAAGGTCGACAGTAAGCCGACCAAGTCAAAGAAATAGTTTCCCGGCAAATCCCCCTCCGGTAACGCCCCTCTCGCAAGGGGCGTTTTTTTTTTTGCCAGCATCAAGCGTGATGCTCGACAACACTACGTTGCAAGTTGTGTTTTACCACACGAACAGGCTTCGGCTTCGTAAGCTCGCGCAACATGCCGGATAGTTCATCCATTAACGTTCCGATGTGTTCTTCAGCCCACTGTGCGTTACGTGTCATCTCGCGGCGCAAGCCTTTAAACAAACGGCTTTCAGCGCGCAATACCAAGCGTTCGACTTTATCTTCAGGCTCCGGCGGTCGAAACGCGTTGTACAGGAATTGCTTTGACACCTCGCTTATATCCAGTTTCCACAAATCGCCGCCTTGGCGCACGTAAGTACGCACCGTTGATTTGGCAGTGCGTGCGAACGTACACCGTCGGCTCAGCTCCTTAGCATGGGCGGCTTCATCTAAGCTGCGCATATCCATCGTGGTGACGCCGCGTTGCACCGCTGCATAGAGTTCCTCGTGTACCTTGTCGAGCGCATCGAGCACGGTAATAGTGGGATGTTTGCGTGACTTCCTGCCGACTGCATAGATGGTGTTAGCGATTAACACACGCAGATAAGTACCTCCCGCTAGGTTGGCAAGGTCTGCGTTAGTGTGTTGTTGTGATGCGAGTTGTTCTACCTGTGCAGGTGTGGCAACAAACGCAGCCTTTGCAATACTATCGATTAAGCTCATTTCAATTACTCCTAAATGTTGATAAACTGACGGCCCCGTCAGTGACGTACTGACGACCTCGTCAGGGGGAGAAGCTAATACATTAAGGGTTTGCCGTATGTCGGACAGTTCTCAATTTAGTGTAGTCATTCGTATTACAAAGTTCCCGCAGGAATGTGACGCAAGCCCTATACACTGACGAGGTCGTCAGTTAAGATTGCTCCACACTGAACGAAGAGGCCGACACCATGAACACTCCTATGCCGTCATCACACCGCATCCGCGCGGTCCGTAAGATACTTGAAGGAATGCCCGTTGTTATAGAGGCTGTTGTTTTATTCACGGATGTACGTGTTGCTTCTAATGAACTTGAAGTGATCACACAAGCAACCGTGTTGTTGAAAGCTGCCGGTTATAAGCTATCGAACATGGCTTATTTCGATGGTATGTTCTACATCTATGTAGTTAAGAGGAAGTAAGCCATGAGTATTTTCACAGTTAATTTTTTTGTCGGAAAGCGTTTGTACATCCTCGATTATGTAGTAGGGTTCCCTCTTGTTTGGTATAAATTCGCATGGATGCCGTTGTTGCAGGTGTGGCGCGGCAACGTATTTAGATGTCCGCACGCGAGTTGGGTGACCGACGATTACGGCAACCTTATAGAGATTGGGAAGCGTACAGATGTGACACAAGTCACTTTACACTGACGACCTCGTCAGTTAAGATAGCTCCACACTGAAACGCAACGAGGGCCGCAACATGAAGATGACCATTAACGAAATCCGCACCGTAATCCGCCGCGCCGCTTGGGTGCGCAACGACTTCTCCGGTATCCATGAAGAGTTCATCGCCCAGCCTGTCGCAACCATTCTCGAAGCCAAAATCGCCGAGCTTAACTCGCTGGTGATTCCTGCCCGCTTCGCGCAAGACATCGCCGACCGAGATATGGAAATCACTAACTGTTTACGCGTTATCGGCCGTTGGGTTGCTGCTAAAGAGGGCCGCGCCCCTCGAAGCATGACGCGGGAGCAGTACGAAGAGGCCGGCCGCATTGCGCTGGCCAGTTCAACCTACGTCAACACAGCGGGGCACGCATGATGGATATGCTGCAAACCGCAGTTGAATTATTGCGCGAGCTGATCGCCGAAGGCTTGCCCGTACAAGATGCGCTTGACGATGTAGGCACAATATTTATGCTTACTGAGCAGCAAGCCGCCTCACTTAAGGCGATGCACAATACAGTTGAGGTTCCGTAATGAGTAAGCATACACACCGAGGTCATTGTCAGGTTTGCCTGCGCATCCAAGCTATTGACATGGTGACTGGCCTTGTGGCTAAGCACGGCTACAACGTCCAGTACGGGTATTTCTCAGGCACCTGCCCCGGTTCGAACGATTTGTCGCTGCATGTGGCGCGCGAAAACACTGACCGCATAATATTGATGTATTTAGAGCGTGCCCAAGCGGCAGCGGCCGAGGTTGAAGCGTTGAAAGCCGGTACTCTCAAGCCTGCCGAAGCATGGGACGGCACCTACACAGAGATGCCAGTCACACGCAACGGCGTCACACGTATGTCACGCGGCGAACAGAGGCTCGTGCCATTTGCAGAAGCAGCCGAGCAATACCAGCAACGCGCGGTTGCGCTGGCGATCTTTAAAGCAGACAGCACCGCGCGCCACGCGCTACTACACAAGCAACAACTACAAGAGTGGGCTGCGAAGATTTACGACAAGCAAGTGCCCGCCTATCGTGCTGAAGATTTAGAGGCGCGTGACTGGCAACAAGGCGACGTAGTGCGCATCGGCGGCAAGTCTGGTTTCGATGCAGTTATTGAAGCGATCGAGGACCGCAAGTATACAACGCGCGGTTTCCGTCAGGGCTCCGAAACGATCATGTGTCCCCACGCGCGCATAACACGACCGCAGCGCTTTGAGCGTCGCAGCCGCACCGGTATCATTACTCACGAAGCGCGCGAAGCTAAAACCTATTGGGAACCGCTACGCCACATCAAACGCCCTAAATCTCCGCTGATTGAACAACTGAAAAAGGCTGGTTTACTATGAGACGGACACGCGCGAACAGAATAGGTATTCAAGCTCACGGAGAAGCCTTAACCCGTATTGCCTGTCTCTATGGGGTGCGTCGGCGATGGTTTGGGTTAGAACCTGATTTTTTATTTCGTAAACGCGTTTATGAAGCGGCAGAAGCGTTTGCAATTTCATCGCAACACCGCATGCAAGCCCTATCAACATCGAAAAGAGTAAAACTGTTATGAGCAACACGAACACCACACCGACGACACCGGCAGTATTGCCGCCCGACACCCCGAGCTATAGCTACCAAGTCGGCGTCAGCCAATTGCTACAGGTTCTTATCGACTGGCAAAAAGACCTGCGGTATGTCGCGCTTGAGCCCGACCAAGCGTTGGCGTTGGCCGGCCATCTAAAGCGCGTGGCTAACCTTGCAATCGTGCAACGCAAGAAAACAAAGCAGGCTGCAGCGCTGGCCGACAAACTCAAAGCGCAGATTAAGCAACGCAGCGAGAGTCTTATCGTTGCGGCCAATGTCAAGCTACCAGAATATGCCAACGGCGAACCGTACTACTGCGCCAAATGTGGCTTCGGTAAAGCCGAATTTATGGCGTGTGAAGAAGAGAGCTGTAAACTTGAATCGGTAGAAGCCGCCATTGCTCGACGCGATTGGTATGTAGCAGAAAAACAGGGAGGTGCCACAACAGACAACGACTAATTGCTCTTGTTACAGTGTCGCACGGGGCGAGACGAACGCCCCGTGTGTTAAACTGTGACACACCACACGGACAACTGACCACCTCGTCAGTACAGTGCAACCCATGAACACCGCAGAAATAACTTTTGTACCCATTAAGCCGCGCCGCCGCCATGACAGCCCTAACATGAAAGTGTGGGCGTGCGTTTACAACGGTAAGGTCCTTGCCTACACAGACGAGCCCGAAACGTTAATGGCAGGTTTACCGCGTAATCTCCGAATCATCACCCCCGAGCACAAATTATGTACGCTTTAATAATCTGGTTTCACATTGGTACCGCGAACACCATGACCGTGATCCCGGTGTTGCCTGAAGCGTGCGGCACGATGCGCACAGAGATGGTGAAGCTACCAAGCGTCACGCACGCTATGTGCGCCGGTTCCCCCGCCGAAACCATCAGCAAAGCATTGATTGCCGGCGAGTGTGTTTCGAGCGGCAACGGTGTCGACTTCTATTGTGCGAGGGGTTATGCGAAATTTTGAATCTTTGGAAGCCGAGATTGAAGGCTTAACTCCTGACGACCCGCATGCACCACGCCATTATGGGCGCGATTTATACGCTGACGATGACAGGTTGTTTTTCTGTCACGCGTCGTACTGCCAAGGTCATCTTATTGAAAATGAAAAATGCGATATCACACACGAGGAAACTAAATGATCAACAACGACACGTTAAACGCAATCGTCGCGATAGCTGACGAACGCGACAGGCAGCTCAAGGTTGAAGGCTGGACCATACAGCACGACGACACCTACCGGCATGGCGAGCTTGCACGCGCAGCGGCGTGTTATGCCTTAACTGCCGCCGATAGCTACGCATTCTCAACCCTCGCATGGCCGTGGGTAAACAGCAGTTTTAAACCCAAAGGCGCACACCGCGACCTTGTACGCGCTGGGGCGTTGATTGTGGCCGAGCTTGAACGCATCACGCGCCGAGATGCAGCACGAGAGCCGCAAGTGCTGTCGGGTTGTGCAGTGCGCACAACGATTCAACAAGAGGCTGTGAGTCCGCCCACGTTGCCGCCCAACCCGGAGGTAATGTTGGAACTACAACGCCAATTGACAGAGTTGCAGCGCCGGCAATTCATGGCCGCGATTGATTTCGCAATAGAAGTCGCGGGCACGTCAGGTTGCGGCGCTGGCGAATCGTTCCTGCGGGAATGGCGCGAGGGCGACGTGTCCGCGTGGCCCGAGTTCAAAGGTCCGGTGCCGTGGTGAGTAAGCGCCCGTCGTTTATCGTGCGAACACGGTATAAAATCTGCAACCGTGGCCTGCGCCGCGATTGGTTTCATTGGTCGAAGTGGCATACCGTCCATACTGCGAACACGCAAGAGGAAGCCTTTGAAGTCGTGGCGCAGCTTATGGCCGACCCGACTTGCGAAGTAGACGACATTCTCGTCTCGCATTACGGCCGGCGCGTTAATGACAAGGTGCATTTTGACAAACCAGCACCTGCGAAAATTGTGACGCAATCGGCTTTACTGACGGACTCGTCAGGCGCATAGTACAGCCACATTGTAACCACTGCCCCGGAGTACCTAGCCATGATTACCGTCCTTACTTTTGTTGCCATCGCTACTGTTTTTGCTGTCGTAGCGATCCTTGTCGATGACGTCCGTAGCGACGGCAAGTTGTTCGCATGATCCATCTAGCGCACTTCTTCTATGGGGTTCTTTTTACTGCGGCTTGCTTGCTTTGCAATCACAGTGTTAAGAATAACAACCCTGACGGGGTTTTGATTGCGATAGCCCTTTTTACAGTATTGGGTTTGTTGATAATCATGAGGTATCTATGAAGCGCAAACGTCAAACGATTCGGCAGAAGGCCGAGCGTTATGACAGCAAGTTTTTGTTGCCTGTCACAGCACTAACCGAACAAGGCGCACGCGACCGAGTAAAACTCGCGTACTGGGCAGGCTATGAAGCCGGCCAGCGTGCCGAGCGCTTGAAATACAAGAGGAAACTATGAACGATAAAGACTTACTAGCCGTTGTCGTGATCGCTGCGATGATTCTCGTAGGGTTGCGGTACTTGCCTGCGGCGCACGCAGACGTAACGGCGGCGATACAGAGCACAATGAGGGTTGCGACTGACGAACCCGTCATAACATGGAACACGCCGCCGAGTCATGCTTTATTAGAACTTAAAACATCCCAAGATATAATTATCCACGGTGACGGCAAAGGCGGTCCGCTCGCAATCATCCACGCGAACGGTAAAGTGGATGTACGCGGCGATGCCGACGAAGCCGCCCGCGTCTTCTGGCGTGCAATAGGTGCGATGCGCCCCACGTGCCGAGAAGAGGTTAAACCATGAACATCAACGACATTTGCGGCATTGGTATCGTGGTGATTATCTTGTGCGCGATGTTTGGCGTACGTACTGTTACGGCTGCGGTTGCAATCACTTTGGTCATCGTAGTCATGGCGAGTTTGTCAGGATGCGTTCAATTCGAGCGCCAATGGACGCCGGAAAATCGCAAACTTGAAACAACCTATCAAGTGCTGCACGCTATCGATGGGGCACAAACATTACAGATGACCAATCGACCCGATCTTAAGGAGGTTCAATCCGCTTGGTTGTTAGGTGAACATCCCTCAGCCGGCAAAGTGTTCGTGTGGTACTTTGTAGATGCTTATGGCCACGCATTAATGACGAACTACTTAGACGAGCATGCGCCACGATGGGTTTGCCGCACTTGGCAAGCGGTTACCATCGGCGGAACCCTCTATACCGTACACAGCAACTATCAACTCGGCTTACGAGTAGGGTTTTAAAATGCAACGTTACAGATTTACCCAGTTTCCTACTGGCATTAAAGTTATGCAAGATAATAAATTAAAACTTAACATCTATCATGGCCGATTGGATCACCGTGCTGACTACAGCGATGCCGATTACAAAGCCGTCGTCGATTGGCTTAACGACCGCGAACAGGGATACCCTGAAAAGCACAAAAAGTAATTGACGGCCTCGTCAGTGTGGGCGCAGAATTGTGACGCGTTTCACACTTCACACTGACAAGGGCGTCATCATGAAAGCACTGTTATTGCTTATCGGTTGCCTCATTTCTGTTTCGTTAATCTCTTATGGTTTTGCAAGCGGCCATGTATGGCTCACCCTTGGACTTATTGTTCTGTTGGCCATATTGATTTTTGCAATATCGTTTAAAATGTGGCTTGAAGATGAACGTGAACAAGAGGGCAAAGATCCATTTGCAAACATCTATAATCAGCCCGAGGATTGAATGAGCGTGCATCGTTACTGCCGGCCGAAGCTTCGCGAGAGGTTACTAGCCGGCATAACACCTGAGTGGTTACTTCGGCACTCTCGTTGCTCGTACATCACGCGCGCCGTTTTAGCTTCGCCCCCGTGGATCAAAGAAAAAGATTTTTCATCTATCGTTGCGGTGCGCGACAACTTAACCGCCGCAACCAAAGTGCAACACGTTCTTGCCCACATCGTCCCTCTGACGCACCATAATGTTTGCGGGCTTAATGTGCCTTGGAATATCAAAGTTGTTACGTGGTATGCCAACGCCGCCGAGTCAAACGTGTGGTACGACGAGCCCGAAACGCTGTTGCCGGTGTTTGAACAATTCCGGTTGTTTGGATAATGAGCAGTAAACCGCATCGCGTGTACAGTGAGCAGAGCCGCAAATCGTACGCGCGGTATAGAGTCCGCTGTCGATACTGCCTAGGTCGTCGGACCTTGACCAAGCTGCCTGAATTCTACGTAAGACCTCCCAAGTGCACGTGTGCAGACGCTCGCAAAGCGCGTGAACGAGGGATAAGTGAATGGTGGGTAGATTGGCACCGCACCGCGAAGTTTGAAGCCAAGGCGACGACGTGCCACTGTGGAAGTACCGAAGGCGGAAAACCACATCGCAGAGGCAGCACGTGGAACTCAGGGCGATGCGATCATGCGAAACCGCCGGCAGGCGAGACCTCGTTAAATTACGATCCCGAATGTGGGTTTTAAAGGTGAAATTTTATGCGTTTTTCCGTCAACGTCGATGGCACCATTCACGACAAAGCGTTCTCTGAGAACACGATCCTATTGTTGGTGGGTAAACGCGCCTCGATTACCGAACGAGAATATGCTAACCACTTGTGCCGATTGTTGAATGAAGCAGTAGACCAACGACGCTTTCACATCGTTAGCCTTTCTGCGCCGCCTGATACAACCCCATAATGATGTGGGGGTTGCGTTCAGAGGCTCCGGGCGTCGTTTGGAGCACATACAGGTAGGGTCGTGTCCCGTCAGTGTCGTTGATCGTAGCGCGACCGTCTGGCAAGCCCGGATGCGGCATATAGCCGAGGGTGTCCAACATCTCCCGACGTTTGTTGCGGGGTATGCTCGTGCCCTTGCCAATGGCCGCGAGTAGACGGTCTAGGGCGCTCGATGACACCCAGCCGCCACGGAAGCCAGCTTGACCCTGTGCGATCGCCTCTATGACCTCTTGCTCGGCCGCACCTAGACCGGCGCTGATAGCCTCACGGGTCGCTGTGGTCTCGGGGCAAACGATGCAGTCAGTAGCCGGGTTCCACTCGTCGGGTATTTCATAACGCATGAGGTAGTCGGCGACAATCTCGCGGCCTTCACCCATGCGCCACGAACGAAGGGCTCTAAAATAGTCCGTTGTCATGCCGTCGCGCAGTAGATCGGCTTTCGATTGTTGTGCGCAAAAGAATGGACCGACTCGTCGGTCATTGGCCGTCTTGCGGATGGCGTTTTTATGGTTCGAGTTCATCACGCCGTTAAAGCATACCTCACGCGTGACCTTGTCGACGCCCTTGCCCTCAATCTCCAAGCGCGAGCCGGTAATCATCGGCTTGAGTGATTCCCACAACGAGCCGCGCGATTCTGAGATGTAAACATCTTCGCAACATATCAACAGCTTGCCATAAAACGCGCTGTTGAACTTCGAGCCTAGCTCGGCCGCCTTGGGCCAGTGAGTGTAACGTTCGCCGATAGCGTATTCCAGCAAGTGCGACAGCGTGGTCTTACCGTTACCCTCGACGCCTTGTATCAGCGGCCACCATTGGAACTTTTCGCCGGCGTGTTGAACGCACGCCGCGAAGTAGGCAAGCAATATTTGAGCATCATTGCCAAGCGGTAGCAGCTTGTAGAGATGCGTAAGGAAGGGCGACACATCACCGGCCTTGCGTTTGATGATCGACGGCACGTAAGAGTTAATCAACGTCCAGTTGTCACGCTCGATGATCGTACGAGACGGCACACGAGGGTCAAAGAACATGCCTTTGACTTTAGGGAAGGCGTGCACCTCGGAAAATACGAAAGCGTCCCACGCGCGTTTAGCGGGTTGCTGGCCGTCGGGTTTCACTGCGAATGTGTAGCCGCTGAACTCAGCGTCGAACTTCTCCGAGCTAAGTGTGTGCCCTTGGGGCATCATGACTTGATGAATGTCTTGGATGTAGACGCATTGGTCAAAGAGTGCGACCTGTTGCGCTTCGGTCAGATAGTCGCCGATTGTCGGACGTATGCCGGGCGCAATGGGCTTGTTTGGATCGTAGGGAAGAAAGGGGGCTGTTTGTTGCTCCGGCTTACGCTCATCCGTTGCCAGCCCCACAGTCGGAACCGCTGCGCCTATTTGCATAGGGGTAGTCGCGATTGGTTGCGATACTGACAGGGTTGTCGGTAGATGTAAAGCGACGCTCGCGCCTGCGGTCGTGACGGTCGGCTGTAGCGTTGCCGGCATCGTTGCCACAGGCGCGGCGGCAGGCGCAACAGCTTGAGCGGTCGAGGTACTGCGGGGGTCATTGTACCATTGACGCTGCGAGCCACATGCGCGCTGTATGGTGTCGTGGAGATAGCCCACACGCTCCCATTTTGGACGCACGAGCGCCGAGCGGTACAGCAAGCGCAACATGCGTTCGCCGTGGTTGCCGGTCCAGAACGCCAAGTGATTACACAACGCAAGATCGGCGGCGCTGGCGTCATAGGCTCCATGTTGCTGCGGCGGGAACACGCGCGCCAACACCGAGGGCGTTGCGTTCCACAAGTCAGCGAAGGCAGCCTTGCCACCAAAGACAGCGCCGCCGCTGTGTGATCGCATGGCGCGCCGCAAGAGTTCGTCGTCATCCTCGGGGCCGCTCCACTCCTTAACGGGCGCGGTTGTCAGTTCGTCACCGTAGTCGACATCGTCGTGCGGCGGGAAGTATTCGACAAGGGCGTGCAACTCGCGTGTTAAGTCTTTGAGCGGATCGCCGGCAGCGCCTAAGCCCGTACAGGCGATAAATCTAAGCCGCGTGTACAGTTCGAGATTGTAGGTTTTATTGCGCGTACCGTGCGCTGGACGTTCGCCGGCGTAGGTGCCGAATACATGCAATCCGTTGTGACTGACGCTGACCTCTACACCACCACCTGCAAGCTTGTCGATGAATGCGCGCGCGTGGGGAGCCCATACGCTGCCGTCGCGGCATTTGTCGATGTCGAGTGCAAACAATCGACGACCGTTGGGCAGCACGATGTTTTCGGAAATGATGACGCCCGTACCATAGCCGGTAACGCCTTGCGGCATGGATTGTAAGTTGAACACGTCCGCCCACATTTGCGCGTCAGCCGGCAGCATCCACTCAGCCGGATCGTGGGGATTAATGTCATACCCTGTAGCTGGACTCGTCGGCACTTTGTCGAGCTTTGGGTTCCCCTTGGCGTCAACAGTCGGCGCGAGCCGGTAGAGAATGAAGGCGCGAACATTTGACAATGCCCCGCGAATGTCGCTAGAGTCCGCCATGTGTGCAGTGTTCACCATTGGCCGGCGTGGGTTTCAGCGACCCCGTCGGCCTGTTTGTTTAAGGGCGGATTAACCAGCGATATATTTCGCGATTTTCTTCCTTAACGTTGCGCTCATAACTACGCCGACCTTTTCACGGCCCGCGCGAGCATCTGCCAGAATTTTCAACATCTCATGTTCAATTGCATGCTGTGCGATCGCTGTGCGCAACTGCGGCATCGTGCCGAAGTGATAAGACACCGTTGATTCGCCGACCTCGGCAGCGTTCGCCACATCAACGCGCGAAAATTGGAATAGGCCCACGTCGTTCGCCAGCTTTACGGCTGCCTTTAGGATTGCGGGTTTGGATGTATCGTTTGGTTTGGTAGTCATAGTCTGGTGATCCTATAGCGAGCCGATGCGGTTGACAATGGCGGCATCACCGCCAAGTGAATTTATTAACGTGCTCCAAGCTAACTGCGCGTTCTCATGTTCGTTGCCCGAGTACTTCCAGTTTTCGGGCTTGCATTCCCTGCTCACGAACTGGCCGAGTTTCCTGCCGACCATGTCAGGCGTGATGATAACCGGACGTATGCCTATGAGGTCGCCTGATTTCATTACATCATTGACTTTCTTGCTGTCATTCCCCAAGCCCCAACGAATCGGGCGTCGTGCGTTTTTAGCACATTCCGGGCACAACTCGCGAGCATTAGCCACAATCCCCGCGCCTGAGTTGTTGCGCCATAAATAAACGCCGCGTTGTGGCGCTTCTAGTCTTATGACTGATTGCACATACGCCTCGGTTTTGCTACCGACGGGTGCGTCAGGCTCCGGCGGAACAATACTACATGCTGCAAGTTCACGGAAGGCTTCGGCGGGAATATTCCAACGCGTGGCCCATTCGGTGAGAGTCATACGGTGCCCTCAAGCCTCACAGATGTGTAAGGCACTCGTGTTATACGAACCCCGACGCCACAAAAGGGACACCCATCTAAATTTAGGGAAAGACCGTTATGGGCGTAAGTGACAATGCCTTTAGCGCCTTCAGGAATAGTGTTGGCTCCATTTTGTAATTTTTTTATAGTGATGATTCGTTTGCCTTCCCAATCGCCTGCCCTTTTCATCTCGCCATATTTACTCACGCTACTACCTCTTGGATGTTGGCCCGTTCAAGTTCTGCGACGATGCGAGCTTCTAAAGCTGTCGCGTCCGTCAGTGCTAACGCCTGCGCGCTTAACACATCAATACCGAATCGAATATAAAACAGCTTTTGCGCTTCACGTTCCTGCAAGCCTAAATGCTTCTGCCAGCCGCCCCATAACATCATAGCGTGACGCAGGGAAGTCTGACCCCTGAACCTGTCGTGATGGTGACGCATCTGTGCTTTGACGATATAAGCGGGCATCCCATGTGGTGCGACGTAGGCTTGCATGATCTTTTCAGATTCACCGCGCATCGCCTTTAACACTAAAGGATCAAGTTCGACAAGGTCGCCTTGCACAAGCTCAGGAGTTGATCGACCCGCCGGCAGTGGCTCGTTGCCGCAATACTTGCAGCGGATTAGATATTGCTCGTAAGGCTGTTTGCACTCCAAGCATGTGCGCAGTGGGATTGCATCTGACTTGCGCGCGTTACGTTCACCGCTCAACAAGCTGTACTCTTGTCTCGAATCGAACAAGCCGCGAAACTTCGCATGCCAAACAATATTGCCCACGTGGTCGATAATGATCGCCTTGGGCTTGTTCGAGTTGGCAATCAGCGCGAGACGTTCGACGTCACTGTATTGCGGCCAATGACGTGCGTATTGCTCGTCAACCATTACGCGCAACGCACGGCCTACTTGCTGACACAACAACTGCCAAGAGGCCGTGCGGCGCACAAGGCTGACGACTTCAATTGCGGGAACGTCCACGCCTTCGCCGAGGCAATCAACCGACACAAGCTGCAAAATCTGGCGCGCTTTAAACTTGCGCATGAGCTGGCCGCGCACAGTAATAGGCGTCTCGTCTGTGATGACTTCCGCCGGCACGCCCGCTGCAACGTAAGCGTTGCGTAGTTTAACGGCTTCCTCTTTATCGACTGCGAATGTAATGCCAAGCTTGCCGGCTGCATATTTCAAGTATGTTTTAACCACATCGCCAACGATTTGATTATCGGCATGCGTGGCCGCGCGCAACTTCGGCATATTGTATTCGCCGGAAGGCCCGACGGGCACGTCAGCGAGCGCAACGTCACTGCCCACGCACACAAGGCGGTAATCAGTTAAAAATCCTCGGTTAATAAGCTGCCGGCCGTACGGGCCGACTACTAACCTATCAACAAAGCCTTCGCCTCCGTCACGGCCAAGCCCTTTGTTATCGGCGCGTAGAGCATGCGCTGTGGGAAGCATCCATCGGGCATTAGGAAATTTAAGCATCTCCTTGCCCCATTTATTCGTCCTTAAAGCGTGATGAGCTTCGTCTATAACCCCAAAACCCACTTGCGAAAACCACTTGTCGTTAGCGTCGTGATTGCGTAACGTGTCCACCCCGGCTACACGTGCCGGCGCTCGCGAGTTGTACGTCGAGTATCCTTGCAAATCGTGCTCAAGCCCGATTATCTGTTGTATTACTTTCTTAGGCGCAATGATGGAGTGCGGCACGTGTTCGCGATTTAATGATAAGGCGGCTTGAGAGACGAGTTCCTGCCTGTGCGCAATTACAACAGACGGGCAATTGAATTTTAGGAGGCTGTCACAAAACAATACTGTTTTACCCCCACCCGTGGGCATAACAGTCATAACCGCTGTGTGCCCTTCGTGATAGTGAGCGAAAGCTTTATTCTGTACGTCTTGCTGGAAATCGTAGAGCATTAAAGTACAATATCCTTCCTTGTTTTATTTCGCAAGCGCTTGACATGGTCGTCAGTCTGACGATATCGTCAGCAGCCACAAATATTTTTATGCTGCACATTTTGGAGTAAAAGTTATGCAATTGATGATAGATATAGCGGTTGAAAAACCGGCAGCCTTACGTCTTTGCGCGCAGTTTTTAACGGATCATGCGCAGTTACGGGAAGCCGAAGAAAGCGGAAAACCTGCCGCACGTGTTGCGCCCCCAGCATTGTCTACGCCCTCAGTGCTGCCGGAACCTGCTGATTTCCACGATGCCGACTTGCAACGCGCACAACAGGATATGAACAACAACGGCCCTTTAGTACCTCCGGCTCCGCTTGCGCCTACTGCGACGGTTCCGGCCACTTCTACAGCGAGCCCGCCCTCGGCCCCTGTTCCTGCGGGAACGCTTGTTCCGGTTGCCCCGCCTGCTATCCCTTTAGTTACGGCCGTCGTGGCCCCTGCCCCACCCACGGCATCCACTACGGCCGCTCCTACTGTTATCACTGCGGCACCTGACGAGTTCGACAGCTCGGGCGTTCCGTTCGATGCGCGTATTCATCAAAAAACCAAGGGTATCAAAAAAGACGGTACTTGGAAGTTGCAAAAGAACATCGCCGACGACCTCGTCGCCAGCGTCATGCAAGAGCTAGCGCCGCGCATTCGCAAGCCTGCCGCCCCTGTCGTGCCAACTGTGCCCGCTGTACCATCTCCGGGAGCGTTCGACCCTTCACTTGTGCCGCCTGCCCCGACAGCACATTACATCAACGGCGTGTTACAACCGCCGGCGATGGGGGCTTCGGCTCCGGTGGTACCCCCAGCGCCGGCCGCCGCACCAACGGCACAGCCTGCACTTGATCCGTTCCGCGCGCTCGTCCGTAAAATCACGGAAGCCAAAGCAGCGGGCCGCATCTCGGTTGAAGAGGTAAGCCAGTGCGTGGCTAACGCCGGCGTGCCTTCGCTGCAATTGCTTAACAACATGCCGCATCTAATCGGCACAGTGGAAGGCAATATCGATATGGTGTTGGCGCTTCGATGAAGCGAGAGGCAACATTAAGCCCGTGTGGGTCGTATCGCTATGATATGACCCGCATTGTAGAGCCGGGCTGTAGGTGTGATCGTTGCATGGTTGCGGTCTATCGCTACGGCCCTGTGCGCAACGATCCTTACCCCTTCGTGTTGTGGGTGTTGTGCAACCCTTCAATCGCAGATGCAGAGATTGACGACCCAACCGAGCGCCGAGGATGGGATTTTACGAATAGGTGGGGCTACTCGAAAATGGTTTTCGTTAACGTAAACCCGTATCGCAGCACTGACCCGAAGCATCAACGCGTACCGGGGCAATTGCATGCCGACCACAACGAGTACTTTATCCTGCATCATGCGTTGCGATCATCGCTAGTTATATGCGCGTGGGGCAATAACGCCCACAAGGGCCTTGCGTATAAAACGCAATGCTTATTACAGACCGCTGTGCCTGAGAAGCTCTACCACATGGGCCTGACGAAGTTGGGCCAACCAAAACACCCGCTTTATTTACCAAAGGAAACACGGCCTCAATTATGGACGCGTTGACATTAGTTGAACCTAACGGCCCGCTTGGTCCGTTTGAATTGCTTAAACAACATAAGGCCCGAACTGGCCCTGTATTACACCTTGCAGACGGTAGATGTATTCGGTTATTGTCCGACACGAGCTTCCAACTGACGGACTCGTCAGGTAAGCACCTGCAATATGGCAGTGTTGAAAATATCGAATATCAACCAAATCTGATTAACGAACATCGGAAACAAAACCCGCGCACAATAGTGAGTTTTAAATGAGCCATGCACGCATAGCACCGTCGAGCCTTGACCTAACCGTGAAGTGTAACGCTTCGGTACAACTTCAAGAGCAAGTGCCGCCACTACCTGAAACCGAAGAGGAAGCCGAAGGCACGTTCGCGCATTGGGTGGCAATGAAATATGCTCAAGGACACGGCCATGATATGCCGGTAGGTTCAAAGTTCACGCACAACCGGCGCGAATGGACCATTGATGCTGACATGGTTGCGGGCGCTGTAATGTACACACGTGCAATCGGCGGCTTTCACAATGACTTGCGCTTAGAGGATGCGGTACGGGCCTCCCGCATCCACCGCGAGCATTGCTGGGGCACACCTGATGCATGGCGCTTTTTCCCTGATGCTCGCGTTGCGTGGTCAGAGTGCCCACCGGAAATCTCGCCTGATATGTTCTCGCGCGGTTTAGTAAAAATATTACGCATCGCGGATTACAAGTATGGGCACCGTTACGTCGAAGTGTTCCGCAACTACCAAACAACCGCCTACGCCGTGGGTGTAATGGAGCGCTTGAACCTTGACGACCTCGACCCTAACCTGTGGATTGAGATGTGTATCATTCAACCTCGATGTTATCAAGCTGAGGGGCCGGTGCGTTGGTGGCGCGTTCAAGCGAGTGACCTGCGCGGCCCAGTAAACATCGCATCCAGCGCAGCCCATGCAGCCCTTGACATTAACCCAATCGCCACAACAAACGACTCTTGCATCGACTGCCGAGCCCGTCATGTGTGCAAAACGAAACAGTATGCAACCGGCGCACTCATTGACTTCTCCACAAGTGGCGAGCTTGTGGAGATGCCGCCCGAAGCTATCGGCACTGAACTTGCTATGGTGCAAGATGCAATCCAACGATTGCAAGCTCGCGAGACTGGACTTGCTGCGCAAGCCGAAGCGTTAATGCGACAGGGCAAGCCTATTTCGTTTTTTCACATGTCGCCCGGTCAATCGCGGCTGACTTACTACGACGATGTAAACGTTGACGAGGTCGTCGGTTTGGGCGATCTACTCAACATTGATTTACGGAAGCCACCCGATAGAAAGGATTTACTTGTCACCCCTGCACAAGCGATCAAACTCGGCGTTGACGAGGTAACTATGAACCACTACGCTCATAGGCCGCGCGCAGCGTTAAAGCTGACTCGCGATAATTCACTCACTGCACGTAAGGTATTCAACCGATGAACGCACCCGCTACACAAAACGCAAACACCATTCTATTTCCGCCCGGCCGTCTCGTTCAAGGCAGCTTGTACGAAGGCCAAGACAAGGACATGCAAGGCGCGCCACTGACGGTTAAGTCAGGGGCCAACGCTGGCAAGCCTACCGTGCGCTACTACTTCGCCGTTGCGATTCAAAAGACGCAAGCGCAATGGTGGCTTGAGGCATGGGGTTCGCAGATTCTTGCAATTGCTAATGCAGCATGGCCGCAAGGTCAGACCGGTTCGCCTAACTTCGCGTGGAAAATTGAAGATGGCGACAGTCAAATCCCAAACCAGAATGGCCGCAAGAACTCCGACCGCGAAGGGCACGCCGGTTGCTGGATTGTAAAATTCAGCTCGATGTTCCCTGCGAAAATATTCGACGCCCAAGGCAACCCGATGTTGCAGCCCGGTCTCGTCAAGCCCGGATTCTGGATTGAGGTGTTAGGCACCGTCGAAGGCAACGGCAACGCTCAAAAGCCCGGCGTGTACGTCAATCACAACATGGTTGCGTTTCGAGCGCCCGACAAGGAAATCCAAAGCGGCCCCGATCCGCGTGCCGTAGGCTTCGGACGTGCCGCGCTGCCTGCCGGTGTGACGGCGGCCCCCGTGGGTGCCGCTGCGTTCCCTGCCGCCGCTCCGGGCGTGCCAGCGAGCCCCACGCCTGCCGGCGTCCCAATGGGTGCCCCAGCGACGCCCACAGGGCCTCCGGCTGCGAACGTGCCCCCAGCCACACCGATGACAGCGCCGACACCTGCCGCAGCGGCTCCGGTGCCCGTATCGCCTTCCCCAAGCTTTATTGCCCCACCAGCGGCGGGCGCAGCACCGGGCGTGCCCACGGCCCCCGCAGCGCCTCCCGCAGCAGCCCTCGACCCATTGGGCGCGCCGGCTGGCTATCGCATGGCAAACCCACAGGGAGGACGTTATGAGGCGTTCCGACAGAACGGGTGGGTGGATGCGGCCATGATCGCCGCAGGGCATATGGTGAGGCTTTGAGGGCATCGTGAACGGTAGGTTGCCGGGGTATCTCTACCCCGGCAGCATGTACCCATACGATCCTGCGTTCGATGACGATATCCCGTTCTAGTTGAGTCCCGCCCCGCTGTTACTCGATGTAAGACTTGTCTACATGGCACGAAACTAACGAGCAACAGCGGGGAGATGGGCGAAGGCTCTATCATGAACACAGTAAAACCATCGCTGATGTGGGCTCCCATTGTCACTGGCCGAAGTGAATGGGTGTGGCATTACGCCATTCGTCGAACTCGAAAAGCAGCAAAAGCCGCTTACCTTGAAGGCTGCCGCTGTGATCCGAAAGCACAGGCAGAATGGTTAAAGGAAGTTCGATTTGTTCGCGTAATTGTCAGTGTTGCCCCCGCTCCAAATAAAAGAAAACCATGACCGATTGGCATCTCGCGCGCGCTGGCACTCAATACGTTGCGGGCATCGGGCTTGCAACAATACTGCCCGACGTGGACTTTGAAACGTACAGTGAAGCGGGCCTTGTGTGGAATCATCTACAACAGAAGTGGGAGTCGCTGCCGGGGTTGTCAGACCAAAATCGCGGCCTCAAAGCGGTAGGTACGCGTAATTACGTCGAGCATCACAGCTTTGAGGTGTTGTCAGTCGCGTGGAATCTCAAAGACGGCAACGGCGTGCAATGGTGGCGGCCTCATCCGTCGATACCTTACAAGTCATACCCACGTTACACGCCACTAGACCGCAATCACTTAAACGGCCATTGGTTGCACCCGTGGCACTTACTCGAACACGTTGCAGCCGGCGGCCAACTCGAAGCGCACAACGTTAACTTTGAATGGGTTGTGTGGAATGTTCATTGCGTGCCGGTGTTAGGCTGGCCCCCGTTTCATTGCGACGACCAAGGCTTGCCGCCCCTATGAAACCATTTACAGACGGAGAGAAGCAGTGATGGAAGATCACAAGTTCATTGAGAAGCGGCCGACTGGCAATTTTCGCACGTACACACCGAACGCCAGTCTTGTTCCTGAGCGTCTTGAACAAGAGTTTTACTGCGTCGATGAATTTGGACGCGGGCGGCTTTGGTTAGAGCCCGAGCCTCCGTACCGCTCACCGAAGACCACACGAGATTCCCAGTCATGAAAGTGCCAAATGTCACTAGAGTGCAGCGCGGAGATTTGCCGAACCGCCCTGTTCGTTGTGCTAGCTGGCATTGCTGTTATCTGCGCGCTGGCCAGTATTGCGATACGCCACAAATCAACAAGGGTAATGGCGATGCAGCTTGCCACCACGAGACCAACAGATCGCTGCTGGCTCGGTTACAACCTCTTGAGGCAGGAGAACCAACATCATGATACTCACCTATGACAACCAGCCAAACAATGACGAGGCTTGGCGCTTTGGTCAGATAGTTCGGATCGTCTCGGAAGATAAAAATTGCGGTGACTATATAGATCGCGGATTGATTCTGTTGCGAGAGCTGCAAGCAAAGGGTTATGGGATTGTGCGCTTACCACGTGAATCTGAGGGTAAGCAGTCATGAGCCAATCTACTCCTAGCGAGTGGGATTTTTTCTGGTATCAATTACGCGTAGATGCGCTTGAACATGAATGGCTTATACATCACGCAAAACCTAAACCTACTAAACCCTCAGACGGCAAATGACCGATCAAGCACATTGCAGCGCCGCGAAGGCTCGCGCGTCCGCATACCCCGGCGCACTTGGCGAACTCGGCGCAGTGTTGAACGTATCGCAACAAAAAGATAAAGCCGGCAGCGATCTAATTCGCAAGCTGACAATGCCGAAGAAACCCACGAAGGCAAATCAGTCGTTGCGCTGGACACCATTCACGGCCGCCGATGACTTCGCGCGGTTCTACGAATACAACAAGCAAGACATCGTGACCGAGGCGCACGTTAGTGCCCGTGTTCCCGATCTAACGCCGCGCGAGCAAGATGTGTGGAAGCTCGACTTGCGCATCAATATGCGCGGCATGCAAGTCGATACCGCAGCGGTCGAAGATTGCATTGTCATCATTGAGCAAGCCGAGTTGCGCTACAACAGCGAGCTGCGTGAAATAACAAACCATGCGGTGCAGAAGTCAACAGAAGTCGCAAAAATGCTCGAATGGATGCGCACGCAAGGCGTTTACCTTTACGAGCTTGACGAAGACACACTTGCCGACGCATTGAAGCGCACCGACTACCCGCCCGCCGTGTTGCGTGTCTTGCGTATCCGGCAAATCCTCGCGTTTGGTAGTTGCAAAAAGTATTACGCGTTTAGATCGCAGACGACAGCGTCGGGTCGGCTTTACGATCAATACACCTATTACGGCGCACACACCTCACTGTGGAACGGTAGAGGCGTGCAGCCTGCCAACTTATACAAGGGCGTTTTTTCAAAACCCGAACAAGTCGAGCACGCGCTCGCAATCATCCGTTGCCGATCTATTGAATTGCTCGAATACGAATACGGCGAGGGGTCCGCGTGGGCGCTCGATCCAAAGAACAACGGCGCGTTAGATGCCCTCGAAGTAGTTGCAAGCTGCCTGCGTTCGATGATCATTGCCAAGCCGGGGCACCGTTTGATGTCTGCGGACTTCACCGCTATACAGGCGGTCGCAACATCTTGCATGGCTAACGAGCAATGGCGTATTGACGTGTTCAGAACCCACGGTAAGATTTACGAAGCGCAAGCCGCATTGCTGACGGGTAAGTCGGTCGAAGAGTACCAAGCGTACAAGAAACAGCACGGCAAGCACCACGACGATCGGCAGCTCGGCAAGCTGGCGGTATTGTCGGCAGACTTCGGCGCGTGGGTGAATGGTTGGAAGCGATTCGGCGCTGACGATCTACTCGGTGATGACGATGCAATCAAAGCCGTGGTATTGAAGACGCGCGACGCTATCCCCAATATTGTCAAGTTTTGGGGTGGCCAAACCATCAATAAGTTTAAGCACGACGAACAGCAACTTTTATTCGGGCTCGAAGGCGCAGCCATATCGGCGATCCTGCAACCCGGTGAATGCTTCAACTCGAACCCCGGCTCGCGCCTTGGGGTTTTGTATCAAGTACATGAAGACGTGTTGTATTGCCGGCCGCCCTCCGGCGGTTTCATTCGCTATCACGCGCCACGCCTGACCCCCTCGCAACGCAACTATGCAAGCCCATGGGAATTCGAGATGAGTTACGAGGGAAGTAACTCGAATGCAACGAAGGGCAAAATAGGTTGGGTGCGAATGTCGCTGTACGGCGGGGTTCAAACACAAAACGTCATCTCCCACATGTGCCGGGAGATTCAAGCCGACGCGTTATTGCGTTTGGAGCGTGCCGGCTATCCAGTCATAATGCACACTCATGACGAACAAGTGTGTGAGATACCGGAGGGGGTCGGCAGCATTGCCGGTTATATGGATTGCGTGCGGCCGCTGCCAGCTTGGGCGGTATGCGAAGACGGCCAACCGTGGCCAATTAAGGTGCCCGACGCTTGGGAAGCACAACGTTTCGGGAAGTGGGAAGACTGAGACGTACGTCACTGGACAACTGACGACCCCGTCAGTTAAGATTGCTCCACACTGAACGAACGGAGCTGCCCGCATGAATACTCGCACATGGTCGCCTTACCAAGTTGACATTTTCGATTTCGTTGAATCCGGCACCGGCAACGCAATTATTAAAGCGGTTGCAGGCTCCGGCAAATCAACGACCGTCGAGGAAGCGGTTAAGCGCACCAAAGGCTCGCACGTCGTATTAGCGTTCAACAAGTCGATTGCGGCAGCCATGAAGGGGCGCGGAGTCAACGGTCGCACGTTCCACTCGTTGACGTATTCGGCGGTGATGCAGTTCAAAAATCAACGTGAAGTTGTAGCGGACAAGTTGCGCATAATCTGCGAGCAAAACTTGCAAGGCTCCGATTTCAAAATGTACGGCACGTTTATTTGTCGTCTTGTCGGTCTCGGTCGTAACGCGGGCATCGGTTGTTTGATCGCAGACACGCAAGACGCTTGGCTGTCGTTGATTGAATATCACGACCTCGAACTCGACAGCGAACGCGCCACACCAGAACGCGCCGCAGAATTGGCAAGCGACTTGCTGCGATGGTCTAACGAATCCCCTCTCGTGGACTTCGACGATTTGCTGTATCTGGCAGTGCGCGAGGGCATCAGCCTGCCGAAATTCGACAATGTGTTTGTTGACGAAGCGCAAGACACCAACGCCATACAGCGCGCTATCATTCGCAAAATCATGAAGCCTTGCAGTCGGCTGTTAGCCGTGGGTGATCCCGCACAGGCGATTTATGGTTTTCGCGGTGCCGATTCCAACTCGCTACAGTTGATTGCTGACGAGTTCGATTGCATCGAGTTGCCGCTTACGGTTTCCTATCGCTGCCCAACGAGCATTGTTGCTTATGCCCACAAGTGGGTGAAACACATCGAGGCCGCACCGGGCGCGCCGGCTGGCGAAGTAAAAGACATTGGGCAGCGTTGGAACGCCAGCACGTTTACAAGTGGCGATCTAGTGGTGTGCCGCACTACCAAGCCGCTTATTTCATTAGTATATCGACTCATTAAGCTACGCGTGCCGGCCAAGATCATGGGCCGTGAAATTGGCGCGGGCCTCGTCTCATTGATCAATCGATTAAACGGTAAGGGCATTGATGGCTTGACCGATAAGTTGTTCACATGGAGCGCTCGCGAACACGAGAAAGCTATTGCCAAGAAACAAGACGCGAAAGCCGAAGCGATCATCGACAAACGCGACTGCATAATGACGCTAATCGACGCACTCGAAGAGAATGACCGCACGGTGCCGGCGCTGTGCCGTTTGATCGAGTCGCTGTTCTCCGATGCCGCTGCGTCTATCACGCTCGCAACCATCCATAAAGCGAAGGGGCTCGAAGGCGAGCGCGTGTTCTGGTTGAACGCGTCGCAGTGCCCGGCTCCGTGGGCTCGTCTTGATTGGCAGCAGCAGCAAGAACGCAACCTATGCTATGTTGCAACCACTCGCGCAAAGACTTCGTTGTTCTTGATGGACGAGCGGATTACCGCAAGAGAGGCCGCATGATCGACGCCGACGACATCGTCAGCTTTCCGCCGCCTGACGAACCGTGCCCACAGATTACCATCGTGTGCGATCATCTTACGGCGGTAGACCTAGCCCGGATTGAGGCGCACCTGTGGGCGCATGGCACCCACGGCGGCTACGACTTCCTTGCCGCTGAATTGCACGGATGCACGCCTGACGAATTGGATATTGTCGCCGGCGAGCTACTCGATAAAATGATTGTGCGGGCCTTAAAGCCGCATGAGATGTCTCCGGCGATGAAGCCGGAGCCGCAGCCGCATGGATGGTACAGACAGTTTGAGAAACGGCGCAGACGGAGCCGGTAGGGTCAAGACTTGCCGTTTTATCTTAACCGATAAGCCATGCGGCCCCATCGGAATACACCGGCACCTTATTGGCCCCTCCCGTAACTACTGCGGTGCCTATGCCGGCCGCCATAGTAGCATTGGCATCGGTTACAAAGGCCCTTGCGCCTGCACCTGAGGTAACTGCGCTGGGTAGAGTAGGCACCGTGTAGACGCCCGTCACGATCGGCGTGCCGGTTTGTGCAAGCGGCGCAGGCGTATCGCCCGGAGCGCGTGCTGTCAACACGCCACCCGAACTGAATACTTGAACCTTTTTAGAATCGGCCATGTCGAGGGCTCCTTTGCGATCAAATGAGAGGCCCGACGGCTACGGGCCGTCGGTGGGTTCCGGCGCTGGTGTTTCGCTTTCCAACGAATTGATTGCGTCGATCAAATTCGCGCGGGAAGTATCCACACCGGCGCGAATAGCGGCAAGCTGTTCGTCGGTGATGCCTTGGCCTGACTCTTGGCCGGCGCGTACTTGATCGGTGATGGACTGCACGCGCTGCGCGAGCAACGATGCAATTTCAAGGGCTGCGATTACGTTTGCGGTGTTCATTGGTGCGACGCCAAGTAGGTTTGTAGAGCGTTGAGGGTGGCGATTGCGGTCGCAAGCTTGTCATTTGCCGCCGCATCTTTTGCGGTGTACAAATCACGTGCGATGTCGAGCGCGTCTCGGACGTTGTCGGCTTGCGCCAATATGTTCTTTGCATCCGGGGCGGTCAGCTTGCGGGCGCGCACAGCGACCGCCGTTACGTCGTAAATAGCGGCCACGGTCGTGTAACCAACGGCAAGCTTATCGTTAAACGACTTCGCCGGGAACGCAGCGCACGCCGTCAAGACGAACGCGAGCAACAACGAAACGACACAGGTAAACAGGTTTGGCAGCTTCACGGGGTTGGCTCCGTAGGGGTTGAGGGTTTCTTGCGCGGGTCGACATCTAGCAACGGCGGGTTTGCCGCTGTCAATGCGTCCGCGCCTTTGCGGGTCATCGTCAGCGGTGCAATTGACGACGTTTGGCGACTGTACATCGCCCACAGGCCCGCGCCAATCGTGACAAGCTGCAACGCATCGGCGCTGTATCCTTGCAACTGTTCGTCGGTGATGCCGAGATGAAACCAGCGAATCAGGATAGATGCGATTTGCGACAAGCCTGCAATGACGCCGGCCACTTGGGCGGGCGACGTGTACCACGGGGCCGGAGGAATCAACGGCTGGGTAGCAGGCACGGGGGTTTGCTGGATGATTTCGCCGGTCATGGTGTAGGCTCCGGTGGGGTTGCGCATTGGATGGTGAGAGTATGCCCTAACTCCCACGGAACAAGACGGTTAAATTGCGTGATGGCTGCCAGCGAGCTTGTAATGCGCCACGCGCAGCGGCCGGGCTGTGGGTCCTGTACTCGCCCTAAGCCTAATGCAATGCAACCTTTGAGCTGGTAGGCCCAGTTGGCGCTATGAATCAACACCGCCGAACGGAACCCCGGCACCGGCCAGTGTGTCACGTCAAGCTCGCGATTCACCAACGCGAACGAATGTGGATGTGCAGGGGTATCATGCAGCACAAGTTCGTAGGTTCCTGCGGGAACGCATGACTTGCCGGGCTCGCCGCCATCTTCGCCCGGATCATTGCCGGCGACCCAAGGGCGTTCGATCGTGTGGAAACGCTGTGTGCCTATCGTGACGAGGCCCAACGTCTCGAACTCAGTAAACGTGTCACGGATTAAAACGATGTTCATGGTCAACCGTGCATGTGAGATAAAGCCCACTGTGCGACCGCGACCACGGTGCCGCCGATTGTGGCCGATCCTGAACACAACGCAAGCAAGACTTTCATGCCGCCTTTGTTCTGATTCATGTGATCATTTAAGACAGCAACAGACGATTCCAACCCACCGATGCGGGATGAAAGCGATCGAACGCTCGCTGTAAGCTCTCCTAACATGAATTGAATGTTATCGTTTTCCATAAAGCGCGCCCATTCTCCAAACCATTAACAAAATTAAAGTGTGCTGCACGTCACGAATTGACAGATTTACTTAGTTCAGTGAATAACACATATTCGCGTTGCTAGTAGATCCGATTACGGATGTGCCCCCATCCCCTAACCCTTTATTTCCACTTGCAGTGAATCCGGTACTGCTTTGGACAATAGGCCCCGTAGATGAACTTGGTTTATTTGTGTAAAAAGTTATGGTTCCGCTAGTGCTAACTCTAAATTGAACCTGTATTTGTACGCCGTTATCAATCACATAGGTTGTACCATCTGCAGCCACAGAATTAGGAGATGCCGCAGCGGGCACCCCTGTTATTGTGAATGAGGTGCTGTTAGAAGTCCCAATTATGCCTCCTACCACAGAGTTCGATAGGCAAACAATATTTCCTGACTTAGAATAGGCCATTTGTCCTGTAGTTGTAGAAGTCATTCCCGTCAACGTTGCTGTAAAAGTCACGGCGGAATTAATAACTCCCAACGTAGTCCAACTCGGTGCCGCGCCGCTGCCGCCCGATGTTAAGACCTGACCGGACGTGCCCGCCCCACTCGTTCCTACAAAATAAGCACCAGTACCGCTTATTCGGAATAAGTCAGTGCTCCCTGAAGCGTTTCGTACATAGAAGGCATTATCTGATGAATTAGTGCCGCCGTTAACCACCAACCCGAATGACGTCCCCGTCCCGGTATTTGCATTAATTCGTTGAGTGTATGCACTAGCTGCCCCATTGACAGTAAGAGCTTCTGTACTAGAGCTGGGGGTGTTTATAGTGACGTTACGGCCTGACGACACCCTCATCCACTGATTCCAACCCCCGTTATATTGCCAAAACTCAGTCTGGCCGCCGGATTGCTGCATCGTGGATACGGTAGTGTTCGTACTGTCGAACAATGTGATATTAGGACCTTGCTGAATCTGGTTCGCAGTTGACCCAGCGCGGTACACGGCTACATCTTCTGCGCCACTAGCCCCGTTATTTCCTGATGTGAACCGTGCCAACCCTGATCCGCTAGAACCTGTAGTTGAGAACGAGATGCCGCTACTCGGAGCGTTGATCGTGACGTTTCCCGCAGTAGAAATCTGAAGGCGATGCGCTACGGCTGTGGCATCATAAAAAGACAAAACACCTGGAGCTAAACTGCCATTTAGCATGTACCACGAACGGGTGCCGGTTTGATTGTCAATCAAGCGTAGTGCCGCCGATCCACCACCGCTTGCCTGTATCGTGAGTCCCTCGGTTGAACCCGACTGATTGACAAGCAGTGCGGTTCCGCTGCTCGGCGCATTGATCGTTACATTTCCGCCGCTTGCGCCCCCAGATATCTCAACTACCGATTTGCTGCGGGTGACGTTGTAAATACCAAAATCATTGACATTTACAGAACCAGCACCGATGCGCCATTGATCTTGCCCACTTGGAGTGAAGAATGCCGGTGCAGATGCGCCGGAGCTAATGGTGTTGACACCTTGATTAGCCCCGGAAAATCTAGCAATGTCCGTACCACTAAACCCGTTGACTGTAAGAGCCTGCCCACTAGTAGGAGCGTTGACTATAACGTTGCCCGTCGTGTTCGCCGTAAGTACATCCGCGCCACGAGTACCATCCCGTAACGAGAACAATCCGGTAGAGGTACCACCAGACGATAGATTCCATAGCTGATTACCGGTGTTTCCATCGCGAAGTTGAATGGTCCCCCCTGCTGAGGAAGCGCCTCTGAATTGCGCTACGGGAGAGCCTGACACTCCGTTAGCAACGAGCGCGATGTTACCGGAAGCAGGAGAATTTATAGTAAGGGGAACGCCGCTACTAGCTGCAAATATATGACTACCGGTCCACGTAGGTGCAATGCCCTGATCCAATGCAGGAGCGCCGTCACTACGCAGGAACGTGCCTGCGCTACCGTTAACTGCTGTCAAGCCGATAGTGGCGGTAGGATTCGCTGACGTGCCGCCGGTTGGTGGCGTCTGGCAAGTGCCATCTCCACGTAAGTAAGTGCCTGAGTTACAAGTGCCGCCCCACAAGCCGGTAACATCGCCCGAGGCCGCCGCAGTAAACGCGCTCGTGCCGTTACCTTTCGCAATACCTGTCAACGTGGCAACACCAGTGCCGCCCGCCGCAGGGTTGAGCGTGCCGGATATCGCAAGAGTGCCCGAGGTTGTGACCGGCGAGCCGGTAACGCTAAAGCCTGACGGAACCGTCAGCGCAACGCTAGTGACGGTGCCAGTGCCTGTAGCAGGCGTCTGGCAACTACCATCGCCGCGCAAGAACGTTGACGAGCTACAAGTGCCCGTCCATGTGGCGATAACATCAGACGAGGCCGCCGCAGTAAACGCGCTCGTGCCGTTGCCCTTGGCAATCCCTGTCAACGTGGCAACACCAGTGCCGCCATGCGCAGCATCGACCGTGGGTAAGTCACCATTGACGATTGTGCGAAGCGATAACGCACCTGTGGTGCCGTCTGGCGTAGCAAGGAAGGAGTTAGCCGTTTGCCCTGTCGCGAAGTTAAGCGTAAGAGTGCCGGTGTTGGTGATCGGCGAGCCTGTTACGCTGAATACTGACGGAGCCGACAACGCCACGCTGTTGACAGTGCCGCCGCCTGCGCCGGGTGGCGTCTGGCAACTACCATCGCCACGCATAAACGTTGTGCTGTTACATGTGCCGCTGAACGTTGCGAGGATGTCCGAAGATACGGCCGCCGTTGTAACGTAGGTAGACGGGTTGCCTTTTAGGATGCCGGCGGCAGGATTGAAATATTGAAACGTCGCACCCAGCGCCGCAACGCTGAAAAGTAATGAACCGATAAACGCGTAAATCTTTTTCATGACACTGGCACCCATACGCCGATGGCCGACGAGTATTTCAAAGTGAGGTTTGCATATTGCGGCAAAGTGATGTCGGCGATCAATCTAAATCGATTGGCCGGCAACGAACTACCGTCGTTCGCTTTTAATGTAAGCAGATTCGCACCATTCAAATTGGTGATGATGACCTGTTGCCCATTGGTGACATTGGTGTGTGATATGCCGGTTAGATCCGCAGCTCCCGTGGTGGGGTTACACTCTAGGAAACCAATACCGCGATCAAGCGCGAAATCACTCGACACGCCCGGAGGCAATACTGCAGTCTGTGCGCCTACCGCGCCTCCTACAGGGCTGTAGGCATACCAGCCAGTTATAACGCTGTCGGGGTCGTTGGTGTTGTTAGCAGCGAAGTTGATAAAGAACAACTCGGGCGTTACTGCGCTTTGCACAATCTGCCCGATACCATAACCGCCGGCCACGCTGACAACGTCGGCGTTGAATTTGTAGCAGCCTCCGGCAGCCATCCACGCGATGTGCGCCGATATCATCTTTAGGATACCGTTCATGTCTTTGCCGTCCGGCGGAATGCCGCCGGCTGTCGGGTCCGTCATGGTCGCAGGCGGGAAGCCAAGATCAAACGATGCCGCGCCCGGTGTTGGCGAAGGCGTTATAGGTATAACGTTCGCATCGCCAACGGCGGCGAACGCTTGCACTAAACTTGGGGGAAATGGTGTAGACATTAACGTAACTCCACCCACGAGGCTATGCCGGACCCGCTGAACTGCGCTTGATATACAGCGCCAGCCGGAACAATTGTAAACAGCGTCCCATCATCAGCGTCATTGGCGATACCTCGGGACACCATGAGGCCGTTGACGTATAAGAATGCGCCACCATTCGCAAAGATATGATATTGCACCGAAACTGCTATCGGTCGGCCTGTAGAATTCACGTAATTGGTGAATCCGGCTCGTGAACCGGTCACGTCTTGCCATGATTGCAAAACGCTGCCCAACATTTGCAATAACGCGTTCGCTGTAGCGTTCGTACCCACAGCCTGCGTAAACGCAGTTGTTGCAACACGCGTGGTGTTGTCTGTCGCACCGGCGATCGTACTCGCGTACAAATAGCCAAGATTGTCACGCTTTGCGATAGTATCCGCAGTTGGTAGCACATCAATCGGCAGTGCTGCCGGCGAATACGTCAGATTAATGTTTGTCGCATCACCATATACTCCCGTGGGTGATGCGAAGCCGCCGGCAGGTATCGTTACGCCCGTTCCGGCCGCCGTTTTCACTGTGACGGTAAACGAACCCGTGCAATTGTTGATAACAAGCCATTCTTGTATGTTGTTGGGCAGTACGACTTGCTGGTTACCAATCAACGCACCACTTAAAACAAGGATGCCTTTTGCAGCCTCTTGCGGCGTTAAGACTCGAACGCCACCAGTCAACCCGGTAATTGCAGTTGAACCGTAGGAATACAACGGCACCCAACCAACGCTTGCAGGGTCGTCGGGGTCGTCAGTATTGCCGGCAGTTAAGTTGTACCAAACGGTTAAACCATCGGTCGAGCCCAATATCGTGCCCACAGCGTAGCCACCAATTGCAACCACGACATCGGCGCTGTATTTGTAAGGCTCGCCACTTTGCGCATAGACCGTATGCGTTGTGATCATGTACAGAATGCCGTTCATATCCGGGCCTAGCATTGGCTTGCCGCCTGCAACAACAGGCGTCATTGTCAGCGGCGGGAAGCCAAGGTCGAACGACGCGCGCTGCGTCGTAACCGGCGCAGCGGGTATGGTGTTGCGAAAGCCCGGCGCGGCGCTGATTGCAAACGCTTCGGGGATAAACTCGGGAGTAGGTGCGCCCATTTTATGGCCTCGTATAAAACACGCCGAAATTGAACGGTAGCGCGCCGCCGTAACCTTGGAACCCAAAGAACGAGTTAAGAGGAATCACAGTAACCGAATAGAACACGCCCGCAGGGTGCGGCATGGCATTCGATTGCGTGAGAATAGCGAACTCCACGGGAGTTAGTGCAAAATTAAAAACGAACTCCATCGCCATATTGCCGAGGTCACGCACGAAGGCGCGGCCCCGGTTGGGGAAGAGATTGCGCAATAACTGATTGATGCCCGGCGCAGTCGTCGATGTGATATTTGCCAACGCCTTAACCAAGATCAACACACGGTAGGCATCGTCCGGCAATTCGTAGCTCGTAGTGACTTCGTTCTCGCGTGCAAACCGGCCGTACGACATGGGCGTCCAGTCGTCGGGATTGCTCGCGTTATCGAAACCGACGATAGGGTCCGCGCCGGGGATTTGCAGTAAGCGCGACACCCCCACGATGCGACCCCATATATCAAGACCGAAACCTACTGCCGTGTTGACGTTCCACACAGCGTTATAGAACGCAGCCATGTTTGCACGCGGATCAATATACTCATTCATGTTTTGAACGAGTTGCACCAACGTCGGCGAGTTGGCGTACTGCGAAATAATGGTGCGTTCTACGTCTATCATGGAGTGAGTACAACCAAGATATTTGCAGGATCAACGGTCGGCGCTTGATCAATGCCGGCAGTGATTGAGTTCAATGCGCCGGGGCCACTCGTGCCGATCAAAATCGACAAGATAGAAACTTCAGGACCGATGCGCGACACCGGGCCTACGAATTTTGACGCAAGAATCAACCCGCCAATGCGAATGCGCGCCGAGCTTTCATCGAGGCCGTTAAACGCCGCAACAATGGCGGCCTTGACGAGCGCATCAATGTTGGATGGTAACGAGGCGCTATCGGTCAGTTCTACGCGAAAGTAGATCGGCAAAGGCGTCGGCCGATTGAACGTGATGTTGTATTGTGGGTAAGGCGGCGTATAACTCGTATCAGAGACCACAACTGTTGTGTTGCCGTTCATGTTGCAACCCAAATCCTTTTTCGTATAGATCGCGTCGCCGATGTCTTGGCCTTCGCCACCAACAACACCCACGTAAACCGAATGCGGTGCAAGCGGGTAGTTAGTTGCGCCGTAGTTGACGACCACGTCAGTAACGTTCTCAGTCACGAACACATCAAGCACGTTGTCGACGTTGAACACTGCGCCGTAAATCGCTTCCTTAGAACCGTGCGCATTCAATGCGACGCTGTTGTAGCGACGGAACTCAAACTCAGCACGAGATTCAACAAGACGCCCCAACACACCGGGCGCTGAGTTGTTGATGGAGTCCCAACCGGGAATGGCACGGTAAATAATGTTGAGCGTATTCGCAGGGCATGGAATGGGGCCGTCGACTACGTTAGCAAAACTTAAGGTGATGTTGCCTGAAACAGGTATCTGACCCCCGTCAATGCACACATAACGGTTACCGCTTGTATCTTGGGCTTGTGCGCCTACAGGGATGATTGTGCCGAAATTACCGATACATTGGCAGGCAACCACGGTGGGCACGCCGGGCGAACGATCTAGGAAGTAAATGCGCGCAATGGCATCTTGCATGAACCCGTCAGCGGTGTCCGGGTCCACTTGGTTGACGAACTCGGCAAACACCGCATTTGCATCAGCCACGATTGCGGCAGTGCTTGATGCAAGTTGACCTTGGGGCGTGTTCAATGCCGGGTTGAGATTGCCGCCAAAGGCTTCGTTGTAGTCTTGCTGGACGCCGGCCAGAATGGCGGCCTCTTGCGGGACTTCGAGCCCTTCGGGCGTAAACACAACAGCGGGAACGTTCGTAGTCATTGCAGCGCTACCGTCAGGGTTTGCCCGTTGTCAGTGGTAAAAGTAACCTGCCCGCTTACGCGGCGGTCTTGAAAGGCTTGGATTGTACACTCTGCTGAGACCACACCGGGCACTGTCAACGCCGCGCCTTGCATGTACTCTTGAAACACAGTGACCGGCGGCGTGTCGCCGAGTATCTGTTGGAAGTAGGGGATTCCGAGCGATGTGTCGTACCACACTTCGCCGAGAAAAGTGCGCAACGCGCTGGCTACATCCTGCGCGAACTCGTAGGGAGCCTCGGCAAACGCGATGTTGCCGGCGGCATCCGTCAGCAAATCCCAATTTGTCAAGTCGAGTAATAGGGTTTTCATGGGTTGGGCGGTGCCGTGTTGCTTCCGCCGGATGCTACCCCACCGTGGGTGTGCGTCGCTACGCTTATCCCATCCGCGAGAACGTCGTCAGCGAATACTGCGCCCGCTGTGCCCACGACGTCGCCGTCTAGGGTGATCGTAGGGGCTTGCAGCTTGATCGCCGTGGGTGACACCACGGTGACCCCCTCAGTGCTGAACTGCACGTATTGGGTAGGCACGCCATTAAGCAGACCGCCGATATACATGCCGTCGGCCAAATTGTACTGACGTGAGCTGCCGGGGTTTGCTTGCCCCTTGGTTTTTTTCACCGCACTGATATCGCGCGAGGCAAACACAGCAATGCCAAGGTCACCCGGCTGGGGGTCCAAAATGACTGCATTAGCGCCACCCTGTAAACGGCTGTAAGGCAGTGAGTAAAGCACGCCATGAGGCACCGCAGTACGATCGCCGGTCATCATGTTGACGAGGGGCTGAACATCCACGAGCCCCGACGCCGCGACGCCCCCAGCGTTGGTGCATTTCACGACCTTGACGATGGTTGCGGTAGCCATGCCCGACATGAGTTGATTCACGATAAACGCAGTCAGCGCGTAATCGCTTGCAACGTTCGGCGGCGTTTGATTTGAGACGGCCATTACACGAGTACCCGCAAACACTGCAATTGAGAGAACCATGAGCCCCGAGGCATGTTGCTTTCAAGGGTGTGAAAGATTGAGTACGGATACCAACGGCCGGTCGCGTTTGGCACGTTGCTTTCAATCTGCAACGCGTAGCCGCATAGAAACGCAGGGTCGAATAGTGCTGTAACTGCCAGCCCTGACCGCTCAAACATTGGATACCCCACGAGGCCCGAAGTAGGCGTGAGCACGACAGCAGGTTCGGAGCCACGCGCACGACCGGCGGCAGTAACCAAAATTTGATCGCCTTGAATGTAAAAATCGCAATTCGCTGCGGCGCACGCTTGTGCAAGTTGATCCCACATCGTCCCCGAAAAATATGGGTTCGATAGAACACCCTCGACACCATCACCAATCGCCAATGTCCAAGGGTCACCCATGATTGCAACCATGTCTTGAATGACCGTGCCGATATCTACTTCATTGGGGTATGAAATAGGATCAGCCGGATTGATCTTTTGAAAGTAGCCAGTAACCGCCAAAATTCTAAACGACACATCAGGCATCCCACGGTAATCGGGCTGTGCTTCAATGATAGTGCCCTTGAACACTTGCACCCAGCCATCGGCTTTACCTGTGTTGTTCGCTTCCAAGATTACAAGATGATCCAACACAATCGGAGGGTTAGCCCATGCGACAGTTAATGCATTCATGTCAACCTGACGCATGCCGTAGATTTGTATATCGGCTTGCGTGGCGAGACGTGCAACTGCTTGAACCTTTGCAGTCATGCGCAGCTTGTCGATTACCAACGTGTTGCTATTGGTGCCGGGGAATACCGCATTAGCCCCGGTCAAGATCAACGTTACGCGTAGTTGTTTTTGTGTGAAGCTGTTCATTCGCCAGCTTCCAAATAAATCAACTGAAAGCGCGAACCGACGCCGCCTAACCCTCTGTAGCTAGGGTTGTCTTCACCTTGCGTATCAATGAACACGAAGTCGCCGACAAACCCTTTGTATGCAGCATCAAGCAATAGCCGCTGACGGTCTCGACAAATTCGCGTTCGCACGATGTACTCGTTATTGAGTAGTAAGTCGAAATAGATATTGGCACCGTTTTGGCGTAAAGCAATTTGCGCAGCCTGACGCGCCAGCGTTATAGCAAGCGTTTGGTTAGGCACCGGCTGCAAAGGAACTTGCATCATGGTGTGAGTTTCCCCACGGTATTGGAAGCAGCCGTTGTCACATCATTTTTTATGTTCGTTATTGCTTGCACAACGCCGCTATTAGTAACCGGCGCAGCCGATGCGCTTTGCGCGTTCTCAGTGACAACCGCAGTCGTGGTGTAGGTCGACGTGACTTGCCGAATCTCTCGGAAATATAAATCAACTTCCGATAGAAAATAAGCACCTTTCGCACCACGTCGCGACACTTCATAGCGCAGCACGTTAACGCCGAGGTAAGTGCGCTCGGGCGTCACGATGTCGTATAAGTCGAGCGTGCCTTGTATGGCTTCGATGCTATCCAAGAATTTTTTGCGAGCCTCTTTAGTGCCGCCTTTATACATGCGCACCATTGTTTCAAATGGGTTTGCTACTTTGTTGTAACTCGCGAATTCACCGGCTTGCACTGGAAAATCGGAAACCGACCACTCATTGCGATAAGTGAACTCGCCGAACGAATCAGGCTCTACAACAGGCTTACGCTTCGCAACGACGACGACCTCGTCTAATTGATTTGGATTGGTGTTGTCCGTCTTCGTATCTTGTGAACCGACAACATTGCTTTTGTAGATCGCCCAGCCGCTTTTGGCAAAAACAGACTTCCACAAGGCCCCGAGCGCAAGGCCGAGGCTTAACACTGGCAGTGCTGCCGTAGGTGACAGCGGCGAGCGTGGAAGCTGAGGCACGCCGGGCAGCTTCGGCACATTCGGGAATGGTGGCTTAGGGATAAGCGCCATCACTGCATGCCCGTTTCAGCTTGAGCGGCTTGCATCTTGCGGCGCGTGGCATCCACGAAATCGGTTGCAATCGCTTCACCGTTCTTGCCGTTAGTTTGCACAGTCACATTCTCGAAAGTGATGTCGCCGCCCTTGTTACCGCCGCGAATGTTCTCGACGTTAGGGGATGGCGTTGCTTGCGCGGCGTAACCAAGCACTTTGCCGGGATAGTCAAGTGTTTCTTGCGCGAGAGGCTTACCGCCGGCCCTACTACGACGCACACGCGATTGACCTGCATTGTAGGATTCAAGCGCCAACGTCCACGCGCCTTGATCGTCTGCATCGCCTTTAGCAACGTGGGCGTCGTGCAACTTGCGCACATACTCGGCTGCGGTGTTGATGTCTGCAAAAGGATTCTGCCCGGCACCGGGGAAGTACTGCGGCATGAGCTGCATCATACCGGTTGCGCCCGATGCATTCTTGGCCATTGGATTAAAGTTGCTCTCGGTTTGCGCGATGCCGGCAAGCATGCCGTCAGGCAAGCCGTACTTTTTCGATGCCTTCGCGAACTGATCCTCATAGGCCGCACGTCCACGTGGGTATGAACGAGCCATCGAGTCGCCTATCGAATCGTGCAGGCTGTCAACAAAACCTTTAACAGCCGTTGTGGCCTCGGTAAACGCTCCCGCCAATGCTTGCGTCACGCCGCCCATGGTCGCATTACCTGCGGCATCCGCTGTGGCTGCAATCGCATTGTTTGCCATTGTGCCCGGCACCGCTTCAACAGCCAATTGTTTGAGCGCCGCAGCATCAAGCGCCTGCGAACGATTGGCCGCGCTTTCTTCCCACTTGGTCGCGAGCGTAACGTCAGAACCGCTAACTTGCCGACGTTGACCTTGGCGCGCGAGTTGGGCCTCGACATCACCCTTTAAAATCGCGTTAGCGATACCCGGATCAAAGCCGGCTTGCATGAGCATCTGATAGGCGTTTGCACGCGAGGTGCCATTACGCATAGCGCCTTGAATGGATTTCTCAGTGTCAAGTACGATGCTCTTAAAATCACGCATGTTGCCGGTTGTATCTTGGAACTGCACACCGAGACGGCCGAGCATGATTAACGAATCGGACATTGAACCGTTGTATGCAAGATCATAAACGGCTTTGGTCAGACCGCTGACGCTCTTGGTTGCGTCTTCGGCTTTGCCGCCGTTCATCTCTGCAATGTTGCCGAAGTTGCGCAGCTCGTTCGCTGCGATTCGATAGTTATCTGAGTCAATGCCCAACTGTCGGATGCTGGTTGACAAATCGGACGTGTACGAAAGGAATTTTTTAACAGCAACCGCAGCCGTGGCGATGCCTGCGACTTTACCTATAAAGCCGGTCCAGTTCCGGCCCATCTCGTCAGTGTTTTTCTTCGTCTCGTTTTTAAACTTGACGCCTTCAGCAGCCGCTTTCTTTTGGCCGTCAGTAAACTCCTTGGGATCTAATCCAAGTTTTACGATGAGGGTGTCAATTACTGTTGTGCTTGCCACGGGTGATGCGCTCGTTGTGCATGTCTACTTTTAGAACTTCGAGCATGTTATACGCATCCTCGACACCGTACACCGTTTGCAACTCTGTAAGGGTTGCAAGGCGAGCCGAAACTAACGTACCGATGACCGGCGGTACGTTCGCGTAACGCACTAGACCGTCGGCGCTTCCGGTAATCGGTCGCCCGATTCCGTAGTCGATGCGTCGACGGTCAGCGAAAAACCCACGTGAAGTTGGATCAACTCGAAACGCAGCTTAAGCCACGTTGCGACCTCGTCAATCTGACAGTTAACGCCGGGGAATATTTCCTGCTCGGGAGGCGCAGGAAGGCCGGGCGGTTGCCAAGTAATGAAAGGCGTCATTTCGTTGAACAGTTCTTGCACATCGCGATGGTCAAGCCCCTGTATTGCGCGAATCGCCACAACAAGCGAGTTGCGCAGCGTGGGCAACATCTCTGCAAAACCCGCAGCGCCGCCGAACAATATCTCCTCGGGCATCTTCGCGCCGGCATTGGCAAGCGCCAACACCAGACGTACGAACCATCGCTCGGCTTGATCCGAGGGCATCTCACGAAGCACGAACGTTTTGCCCTCGTCGCGGCCTTTGTCCGTGATTTTAACGCGTAGCTCTTTGCGTGCCATGCGTTACACCGTGATAGGAGCAGGCGTGGAAGACTCGAACGTCAGCTCGTACACCATCGGTTCCGAGAAGCTTTTGCGCGCCGTGGGCATTGGCGTCAAGCGGCTAAGGAAGCCTTTGACGAGTGCATAAGCTTTACCAAGTGAAGGCGCAGCGACGAACCCGTCAGCAACCAACACATCGCCGAGAACCTTTTGCGCACTGTTCCATGCTTCAAATAAGGCGACGCTTGGACTGTTCGCCATGAGCGATACAGTAAACCGTGTTGGCTGCGGCAGGAAGCCGCCCGACAGTTTGCCGTCTACGCCCATGATAACCTCAGCAGCGTCGACCGCTTCAACACCGAAGGCCGCGTCTTGTGCGTAGCCTTCAACAGTGAAAGGGCCGACAACAATGCCGGCATTGTTGCGAACGGTCAACGTTAGTTTTGCATTCGCGCTTGTGATTGATACGCCCACGGCTTAATACTCCCGAGTTAAATGCGAGTTACTGAACGTCGATCGACGAGAGTTCAATGTTTTGGATGCTGCCGCCGTCCGTATACCACAGCGTCATAGGAGGCGAGCCTCGATTGGCGCGCGTGATTGGGCTGGCGTCTGAAATTTGCAGGTAGTAGCCGGACGTTTGCAGCGTATCCGCAATGTTGGCACCTGCGGCAGTGTTTACCTGCGCACGCTGCGAGTTCGACAAGGTGACGCCGGGCTGTATCACGCCGTTGTTCAATGCGGCTTGAATCGGGTCCAGTGCAGCCGCACGCAACAGGTTGTAACCCGTGGCGTTGTATGGCAGCGAATTGATGCTCGTGAGCAGCTCCATGAATGCGAGTTGCAGTGCGTTGTTCAACCAAATTTGATTGACATAGGCATCAATGAATTTCCACGCGCCCGGCATTACGCCGCGTTGCAAATTCACGAAGCGATCGTTGGCGGTAGCATACGCACCGTAAAAATTCGATTCGTTCGCTTCAAGGTTGAGCGCCTGCGTTGCATCAGTGATATCCGCAACGAGTCCCGCTTGGCCACGATACGCGTAAGACACGCGGCCTTGCGTTTGAAAGTAATCAATTGATGCAGTGATGCCGCAAATCAACGCAGCCTTACGGCCGTTGCCGTCATCGGTCGCGGGTTCATAGATCGGCGTGACACCATCCATGTTCGCAGCTACAACCAAGCCGGGGAATGATGCAGGTGCAGGACCCGCGAGCGGTGCTGCATCCGAATACCAACCAACATACATATAACGATCGTTGGTTGTTTGCACCCATTCGGCAAAGTCAATCATGACATCAAGGTCGGGCTCGAACGTGGTCATGAACGCGGCCCAATTCTGCGTCACATTGACGATTTGAGCCATAGCGCCGGCAGCAGTTGCGATAGCCGAACCTTGCGACAGCACTGCACCGGTTGCCGAGGTGAGCTTAAGACCAGTGGACAACGTGCCCGTTGCAAACGCAATGGTAGAAGCGTCGCCAGTCGTAGCCGAGTGAATCACGAACGCTTTAAGCTGCGAGTCATAAGTGACTGTGGCAGTGCTCGCAGGCGTACCGCCTTGGATGCCGGTTTGAATCAACGCGGCGGCGTTTGAAAAACTTGTCGCGCTCGCAAGGTTAATCGCAAGTGATGTGGAAGACACGCCGTTGACAACAGTAATCAAGTTACCCGACAGGGCTTGCAACTGTGTGAGTGTTACACCGTCGAACGTTGCCGAACGTAAATACGCGCCAACTGCGGCTTCGTTGAACTGCGAAAAATACAACACGCTTGGCAACGCTGTTGCAGTATCGAAACCGTTAAAATAAACAGCAGCAAGGTCGGCTTCGATTGAAGTAGGACCGAAAAAGTTTTGTACACTTTCGACGGTTGCAAAGGCTTGCACGGCGTCGATTGGAACACGTGTGCTGTCAGTCAACATCACGGTATTAAGCGACAGCGGGTTGCCGCCGGCACTCAACACAGACGGGATGACATTCACCAGTTGACTTGCGGGGATTGAATTCATGGCGGATAACTCACGTCTACGTTGATAAGGTCAGCATTTGCCGCGTTTGCAAACTGCATCGGCGTCGTTATTACTGGATTGTATTGCAATTGCGCCTCTACAATCCACCGTTGTTCGTATTGTTCCTCGGCGTTGGTCAGCGGCATGAAGCGTGGCATCTCGGTATAAAGCGGAGCCAAGGTCGGCGCAAGGGAATCGACACCGTATTCATCGCGCAAAACCGTCGACAGCATGACGGCCCAATCAGCAGCCGCCGGACCATAGCAATCTAATTTTACGGTCAATTTAATTGCTTGCTCGATGTTGATCGCAACCGGCGCAGGGTTCGCAGGATTCCAGCGGTCAAGGTTGGTCATGATCCGCGTTTGCAGGTTTGCGGTCATTCCCACGAATCCCGGCACAGGCGGCGGCATCGCAGCGCGATCAACCGGAAGTTGTATCACTGCGACGCCCGCAGGCACCACAGACGTAACGAACGCGCCAAGGGCGGCATATACGTCTTGCTGAGTGATAGAGACGGTTAACGGCATGCTATGGGGGCGGCGGCGAGGGTGGGGAGGCGTCGGTTTGCAGGTTTACGATAAGGTGACACCAATCGGCCCACGTTTCAACGACCTTGACGACTTTCCACACGCGGGACGTTCCCGCAGGAACTTCGGGAAAGTAAAGCAAATCGCCGCCTTGTTGGGTCACTCGCACAACGCCTTGCGTGTTGCCGTACATGTGAACCGAGCGCAACACGCCTTGCAGATTCATGCCTTCGAGGTGTTTTAAATCACGGGCGCTTATTGCTTGCAACTGCAGCGGAACGTTGACGCCGGCAGCATAGCCCGGCACCTGTTTAAACGATGCGTTTGGCGTGTTGCCCGTGGATGCATAGAAAGTGCCCACCACGTCAGGGTTGACGACTTGCACCGCATTGTTCGCGGCCGCGTGAACGTTAATCATCGCCTGAATCCTCGCCGGTCACGACTTGGTAGTCGACCGACCGCAACATAACACCGGTGTCAATCAGCGGTTTGTTAAAACCTTTCTTTGCGACAGTACGCGGCGCATTCGCCGGTGACGACCAGTTGCGGATAGATTGCACAAGCTGACCTTTTACCACTTCGCCCATTAATGACAACGAGCGTTCCCCGTCGTAATTATTTTTGCGCAGGATGTTGCCAAGCGTCACGCCCCATCGCGGGCTTTTCTTCTCGACCATGTCACGGAAAAATGGACGCTCGGGGCTCGTAGCGGTTCCCCATTCGTTCCACGCGGCAACCTGCGCCACGTGTAGCCCGGCTTTCTCATCGTCTACACCTGCGGGATAGGTGGCGCTTGCAAGAAACCCCACACGCACATGCGCGCCTCGGCCGAGCTGTTTCTCTATTTCCTTGAGATGCCGTTCCATCGCTCGGCCGCCTTCAACGCTTGCGGTAATGGCTTTGAATGCCATTTAGCAACAGCCGCCGGGGCCACCATAGCCGGGGCCGTAGAAGCCCGGACCACGACCAATGCAACCATTAAGCGGTGCCGGCACGTAATGAAACGCGCGGTAACCTGCCGTTGCGGTCCAGAACATCACGCCATAGGGTGTTTGTGCGAAATACGCCTCGGACATGCTCATGTCGTTAACGTAGGCAGCAGACACCGACACAGTGCCCTCGCTGGCTTTATCCACACGGCCGACGATGCCCGAGGGTGGCTTGCCATTCTCGCCTTGCAACAGCGCGGCGATGTGAGCAACGAGCATGTAAAGCAAGCGCTCGCGTACAATGCCATCCTTGACGACGCTGCAACACGAGTTGTTCAAAAAAAGCGTTGCGATATCGAAATCAGTCTGCAGCACGGTATTGCTTATTGTTGCAAACGCAGGGTATTGTGCCTTGAACACAGCGGGTTCAAAGACAACAATGCCCCGGGTAACAACAACAGGCGCGCAAGGTGCTACAGACACGTTTGTTTACTCTACAATCTGACGGCCGGCACGTGGGTTTTCAGCTTGCGATTGACGAAACTTGCGCAGCTCTTTTTTATCGACTTCGCCGTTTTCGTTATTGAGCATGCCGCGCGCGACAGGGTCGATAGGCTCCAAGCCGGTTACAACTTCCGCATGTTCCTTTGCAATCGCGCGGGCGCTGGCTTGATCACCATGAATGAAGATTTCCTTGTTGACCACGGCAGGGTGCTTTGCGTTGCGCTTGAACCATTCGGCCATGAACTCGGCTGACACATTCGGCGTCATACCGTACCCGCCAATGATGTGCGAAGCGTTGGCACCTACGATGGTGACACGTACTTTTTCACCATCTTTGTTTTTCAGGTCCAAATGCAAGCCGTTTGGCAGCTTGCAGCCAACAATGACCATATTCGATGCGTTGCTTGTTTCGCTCATGTGAGGGGGTTCCAAGTTGTGAGAAGAGAAAGACCGCCGGCCGTACAAGGCCGACCGACCGCCCACGGAGTAGGCTCTAAGCCCACAGCGTACCCCGCAACGGGAATGCCGTCTAGCGGGCTCGTGTAAATACGCTGGTTCCACTGCGCGCCGCCGGGGATATGCACCAATATACCGGGGGCCGCTGACATCATCGTCAAGTTAAGCCCCTGACGAATCCGCCACGCTCGTGTCGTCTCATCCCAAAACACCCGCCGCCAATCACCCCATTGAATCGCTACGAGGCCGAGCAAGCCTTCGGCAGACATGCGCGCGTTGTAGACCGTACCGTCAGGCTCAGCCCACCCAAAGCGCCCAATTGCGACGCCCCCATTGCCCGCACGGAAGCCCGCCTCAGCACCGGGAACAAGCGACGATGCGCGGTTGTAATAGACACCCGAAATAGGAACGCCCTCGGCATGTGGGTACACACCGAGGGCGTTATTGCCGTACATCGTAGGGACGCAGCTTAACCGAGCGATGAAGAGATTAAGACAGGGCGGAAAATGATCGTGCCCCAAGTACCCTGCGACTTTTTCTGTGAGAAGTTGGACGAACCCACGACGATTGCGTGTGCGCGCATCTTCTCAGTGAAAGCAGCCGTGCAAGTTTCTTGGCCGTCCATCTCGTCAACAATCAGTTGCATCAATTCGCCTGACGAGGTGCTGTACTCCGGCGCAACCTTGATGGTCAGGTTGGGCAAGGTCTCGCCGATCATCTTCAATACGGTCAGACCGAACGAGTTGATACGATGCAGCGCAGCTTGACGAGTAGGCGACATTGCCAGCGTCATGCGGGTGGAGTTGTCAACCAAGCCATTCGCTTGCTGCACGAGTTGAACGTACAGGTCCACGATGTTGTTACAAGCCTGCTCGGCAGTTGCGGTCGTCCACGCATTCGTGGGAACGATGGATGGCAGCAAGTTTGGGTCATTCAATAAGCCATAGTTTTGCAGGCCAGCGATGCCGAAAAAGTACGACTTGTTTTGAAACTTGTTCAACACCAGCGCCGACGCAACGTTCTTGCGGCTTGCAGCGTCAATGCCCGCGAGGCCCATATACGCAAGTTCCTTTTCGCCCCATTGGGTGAACACTTGGTAGTGGAACGATTGACGCTGTGGGAAATTCGAGTTGAAGTCGGCATTGCCGGCATTCGAGTAGTCACCGTAAGCACTGACTTGACCGTCAGATTCTACGGTGATGAAAGTCGTGACGGTAGTAACCCAATCACCCTTTTTCATCTCGCCGGCAATCTCGGCGGCGCGCATTGGCGACACAAGAATCTCAATCAACGCGGGGTCGAGATAGTTCGACAGGAACGCAGGAATGCCGGCGTTGCTGACGGTCACAAGCTCCGGCTGCGCGTCCATTGCAACCTTGTCAGGATCGCCGAAAGCTTTGCCGTTCTCGATGCCGTTGCCGTCGTAGGTGTTCACGACGGTACGCGGCAGGATGCCCAAGAACTGCGTGTCGTTCGCGTGGGCAATGCCAAACTTCTTGTTAAGGCTTGCAATCAGCTCTGCGGAATGACCCGCTCGGACGGCTGCCGCAAACTGTGCATGGTCGGTGCCTCGGCGGCTGGCGTTCTGAATACGCATGTGATTACTACCTCAACCTATGGAAATTTAATTAAACCGTGAAAACCCGAGGGCGCTGTTATGCGCCCTGTTTGGAGATAATAGCCAAGTCGCCTTGAACCATCGTTGCAGCGAAGGCCGCCACGGCTGCACGGTTCTGAGAGTTGGTTTGATAGGCACCGGCACCGCCCGGTGTACCGCTGATTTGATACAGGATGTAAGTACCAAATGGCACGCCTGTACCTGTGACGCGTTGGCCAGCTTCCACAACGCCCGACGATACGGTCGCAATGGTCATGATGCCAGTCGTAGCCGCAATAGTCGTGGTGTTGGCTGTGACGGCGTTCACCTTGGACTGCGATACGCCTGCGAAGCCGGTAGGCTCGGTTGTGGAGTCATCGACCAGCGAAGGCGCACCAGTGGTCGCCAACGCGAAGATTGCATCGCCCGGATCAATGGCCGCAAGGTCGACCCAATAGTCGCCCGAGGTTTGCAACGTGACGGGTAAGCCGAGCTGCAACGTCATGATGGACTCGCCGAGGAATGCAGTAATCAGCGCCGACGGAATGTTCGGCTGACGTGCAACGAAACCGATGGTTGCGCCACCAACGGCAGCGGCAGCAGCCAGCGAACTGTACACCTTGCCATCGTTTGCAGCCCACGCGAAATAGCCAACACGCACATTGGCGTCGCCGGCTACAAGGCCAGCCTCGACCGCAGGCACCAGCGATGTACGCGGGTTGTTGCTTGCGAAATCACCAGCGACGGCGGGGGCTGGTTGCTGATTAACTACTCGTTGAAAGCCCATGATAGAAGCCTCGCGATTACTTGGTGAACAGTTGGAAAGGGGTAAGGTGTGGGGTTACTTCGGGTCGCCTACGGCGATGCGTCCAAGACCGGGCAACGCAGCACTGACTGCGGCAGCAGCATCGGCTGCCATCACAGGCGCGGCCGGCGCGACAGGCACCGCAGTCTTACGCGCTACGACTTGGGCAATCAAAGCAGGGAATGCAGAGGGGTGCACGCCATCAAGCGCGACTTTCTCGTGATCCAATGCGAAGCGGTAGACGGCCTCGGCCGAGTCCATCGCCACGACACCTACGAGAGGCTTTACGGCTTCGCGTGCAGTGTGCAGGGCATTGACGTTGGCGACAGCGTCGATAGTTGCGCGGCTCGCTGCGTCTTCAGCGAGAGTCTTTGCATCGGCAAGCGTAACGTAACCCTTGGCTACGATAGCGGCTTCGATTTGCTCGTCACTGGCCAGCGCGCCGCCGGGCTTGGTAGGTTCACCTTTGCCGGGGTTTATCTTCTTGCGCTTTGCACCGGGATTCTCGGGGTCGTCTTCCATTTCTGCGGCTTCACCGTCTTTGGCCGTCATGTCGGCAAGCTTGGAATCGAGCGCAATGCGCTGTTCCTCGGTACCGCCAACAACCAAACCGGATGCAATCAGTTGAGCGAGCAACAAGGGACGCTTCATTGTGGGAGACTCCAAAGAAATAGATTCATCGTTAACATAAACGTCTGGACCTGCACGGCCCGCGCGCACTAACGCGACGTGGTTCGCCATAATGTCGCGCATTCTACCGTCGAATGCAACACCTTCGGGCGTTATGCCCGGCGTCATGTCTGCAACGTAACGATAGCTCGATGACAACTCGGCAGCAGTTTCGGTCTCAATCAGGTTTATGCCTTCCTTGGTCCATACTGTCAGTTGATCGGCAACAAGGTATGTACCGTCAAACCGAACGTTGCCTACGGTGCCCACAGTTTTGTCGAGTTTCGCGTCTTGCGCATTGACCTTGTCATGCTTCATCAGCAACTGCACGTTGCGAAATGTGGGCGCGGCTTTCTCAAGTTCCGCAGGATCGCGATAGATCATGTAGACCTTGTTGGGGTCAAGGCCGAGGCGCTGCGCATTGGGAATTTCGCGGCCGTAATAGGGACACACGTTCGCCTTGGACACTCGGCAATCGGTTACATGCATGCGGCCGTCAGCGTCAAAACTACGAGCGCTCGCCCGGTCAAAAGCGATGACGTCACGGTCTGCAAGGGTGCGGTCGAATGCGAGCATGGGGCGCGAGCATAGCGCGCCGTTATGGTGAACGCTACAGGTTTATGTCTTAACGCTACGGAAGCCTTGCAACCATGCGCGAATGAAAGCACGCGACCACGTGAGCCGGTTGTCGTGGTTTTTGCGCAAATCGACATAAGGACAATCACTTTCGAGCTTGCCGGCAAGTGCCGCTTCGCGTCCTTTGCGTTCGGCTCCATCTAACGCACGATTACTCAATTGCCACCGCCCGTGTCGGCGATAGGCCCGGAATTCCTGCGGGAATTTTCTAACGCTTGCGCCGCTGCGACCATGCTTTGCTGCGCGGTGTACGTTGAAACCCACGTGACAAGATCGCAACGCGCGTTGTGCAACTTCATTCGCACCTCGGCGCAGGTTTCACACGCACAACCCTCGACCGCGCCAACGTTACGGGCGGCAATAAACGCGTGTTGGTAGATGTTGAGTTGCTTCTCGAACTCGGCGCGGTCGTGCAAATTCATGGCTTCAATGGTTCCGTATGTTCCCATTCAGGAAATAGAGCCCATGAAGGGGGGATCGTAGCAACACAGCGGTCAAATCCTCCTTCCTCATGTTTGGGCAAATCAAAATCGCGGATATCGATAACGCCTTTTTCCGCGATAAAGTTACGATCAATCCACAACCCTTGCTCGCCCGTGGCGGCTACTTCAACTTGCCCACCACCGGGGCTGATACATAGAACTTTCGCTAATCGCATGTTACACAATCCTCGCAGTTGCCGTCGTCGTCTACTTCATCACTTTCAAACCACCAGCCGCAACACTCGCAACACATAACGTGCGTGTCTAGCTCGTGGCACCATGCGCGCGGCAAGGTGTCGATGCCTTCGCCGACCACCTCATCTAACGATTGAGCCGTGCCGAGTAGTTGTTCGGCGGCTTGCTGCGGTGTCATTCGTGGCATGTTCAAATCTCACTGTTTAAAAAGTTGTCAATATCCGCGCGCAAGTTCAGCTCGTCAGAACCGCGCCAACGTGTGCGTTGGGCGCGCAGCTCGCGTAGCTCGTTGATCATCTCCGCAAAGCGCGGCTTGTCCTTGTTGCGTTCGGCATTGCGCAGGGCAGCGCCAAGCATGATGTTAGACGGTTGTTCGTCATCGTCGGCGTTATCGTCCGCGCCTTCAATCACCGGGCGCATGGTGCAACGGCAGTTGATCAACTCGCCGGGATGCACGTAGGCTTTTTCGTCGCTGTCGTACATGCCTTGATTCAAGTTGTAAGGCTTGTCATTCATGGCAACATGGGTGGGCCGTGGCTCTTTGCCGGCATGCGAATGCATCCATATACCGCGCGTAATGCCTAGCTCTTGCTGTCGGACTCGTTCAATCACCGCCTTAGCCTTCGCGTTTTGGTCGCGTGCGATCAATGCGGCGCGCTTTACTGTTGAACCGTAAGTATTGCGCAATTCCACCGATAACTTGCTCAAGTCAGAGCCGGTGCGCACAGCATTCCACACTTTCTGCTCTATTTGTTCGTGCCACTTACGCGGAATAGATTTGATTAACCCAACGTTCTCAGCGGTAACAGCCTTGTACGCTTCCATGCTGGCGCGTGTGGGTTTAAACGCAACGGTAAAACCCGCGTTTTTTAACTGCGTCATCATGGCCGTTTGTGTGGCGATCATGCTGCGAGATGCGAAACTGTTCGCAAGATCGAACGATGCAAGATCGAACCGTTTGATTGCTTGCTTGCTCCATTTCGCAAGCAACGCTTGCAACGCTTTAGTAGAGCTGGGGGCGTCATTCACCGGGCGCTCGTGAAGATGCTCCAACGTGCGGCGCACACCGGGGTGTAAGAATCGCTTATAAACCTTGCCGACGGGCTCGTCTAATATCTCTATCGCATCGGCTACAGTCATCCACACAAAGCCGTCGTGCTCGCTGTTAAGCGTAGGGATAAACGGCTCTATCACTTCGCATTCAAACGTAGCGAATAATGCCGAGCTTTCAGGAATGGGTTGTGTGTCGATCAACTCTAAAAGCCCGTTGCAAGGGTAGAGCGTTTCCTCGAACACTTCACGACGCGCAGCGGCTTCGGCGGTCTCGTCAGGCTCTACGCTGCCGCCGGGGAACGCCCAGCCTTGCCCGTCAGTGCGATGTAGCAACAAGATTTGATCGCCGCAAACGAACATGACGCCGGCCGCGTCGGCTTCAATATTTAAAGCTTCGTCATGTGTGAATAGCGGTGGAATGTCGCGCCACAAATAGGCAAGGGCGCTATGCAGGCTGCGCTGAGCCTCGCCGATCAATTCAACAAGCTTTGCGTCGTACCACGATTGCACACCAGCATTAGGCCACACTGGATTGCACACAACCGGCTTGCGTGTGGGGGCGCGTAGCTTTTTCATTGAATGCTCAAATGCTCGGGAACTTCTGTAGAGGTGATGCGCTGCCCATACAAACCAACACCGTTTAACCAACGCATATACGGGCCGTACGCCTCTTTTTCTTTATCGGTAATGGTGCCGCTTAACCACAGGGGCCAAATGCAATACCACATCCCGTGCATGCGTGTGATGTGAGGTTTGATGTTGTAGTAGTTAAAACCTGTAGGCACGTGAACGGCGCATGCCTCTTGCACGGGTTCGTTAGCGCCGAAAGGGTCATCATCTATGATCATGGCCGCACCCTAACGCACGCCTGACGACCTCGTCAACCTTTACCGGGCTTAGGGGCTGCCGGTTTAAGCTTCGCCTGCACCGTCACCATCTCCTTTCCGCGCTCGTGGTCCGCTTCCGCACTTTGCTGACCGAGCGTATGCTCTTGCTCCATCAACCCCGCTTCGGGAGGGCCGGGGGCAGCACCCGATAGGTTGTTGTAACCGCTGTCAGGATCGGCGGCCACACGTTCGCGCGACTCATCAGGGCTAATGACTCCCTTGTCGATGTAGATGCCGTCGGTCTCTGCGTTGCTCTTGCGAATCTCCGCCAGCTCTTTGACGGTCGGTGCGCTTAATGGCGGCCATGCGTAACCGATGGCAGGATCGATAGCGCCGAACAGATGAAGTTGCAGGATTTCCAATACGCGCGGCATGTGAGGGCCGTAGAACGAAGTTTTGCGTGCTTGCACGTGGTCGTACCAAACTTGTATTTCACCCTCGCTGTCAGCGTTCAAGCCTGCAGGTGTGATGCCGGTCAACTTCACGAGTGGCATGTGCGAAGGAGCTGCCATGTGTTCTTGCGATTGCGCTTGCAGCTTGTCGAGGCCCGAAAGGTTGGTGTGTACCTCTTGCATCTCTTCACGCTTCATGTCGATAAGCGTTAAGCCTTGATTATCGCGCGTGTTTACAAACAATTTAGCGCGATCTAGCAAGCCCATACCTGCAGCAGCAGCACCATCGGCGTCGCCTTGCAGCACCGCATTCATATCAGTCTTGAGCACCATCACCGAGAAGTTATGCACAAGGTCCGACACACTGTTGCGCGTGCGCAGCCATTGGAACACGTAGGGCTCCATAAGCTGCGACATCGACAACCCGCCGAAGTTATACGCAGGCTTGAGGATGTCAGGCACCTCATGTGAGATGAACGTCAGCAAGCGCGAAGAGTGCACACGCTTGCCGATGACGAACCACGCCACAGGCTTGTAGAAATCACCGCGCGTAGGGTCGGTTGCGTTGTAATTATAAGGCGTCGTCCATATCGGTTCGATCACCTTGAAGCCTTTCAGCGCGCCACGCTTCAACGTTGCTTTATCGGCTACAAGCGGCAGTTGGTTTATTTCGTCCCTGTTGCCATTACCGGTGTCAATGTCGATGTACAACTGCGCGCGGCCAAAATAACCGTCGAGCGTCGCAAGCTTATGGAAGTGCTCAGCAAGCTTGAATTCTTTGATCGCGGTTTCTAGTTGTTCGATTTTGTCTTCGAGTCCTCCGTCGACATCACCGTCGCCGTCAGCATCTTCCAGTTTCTGACCGCGCGCCTTGCGCTTTTTACTGCTCGCCTTACCGTTGACAGTAATGTCGATGAACTCGCGTGTCATCTCGTCGGCTAGGGTTTCAACCGGTGAACGGTATTCACTGCGTTGCGATAGCTCGCTCAAGTAGCCGTAGCCGGGAAAACCCATGCCGCAGTTCGATTGGTTGAGATACGCCCACGCGGGCGCATTCTGCGCGTCATCCATTGCAAGCACGGGTTCGCCAAGTCGGCCGGGATCGTTGGTTGCGTCGTAGCGGAAATCACCGCGCACATTGACAGGCAACAAAGGCGGTTCAACCTTGCGATATTGAATGTAGTTCTCGCCAGCTTTGACCAACGTCTGCTGCATCAATGATGGGTGGATGCTGATGCGATTGGGTGCATCAACTAACTCAACAGGCGCTTTGGTTAGCAGCGTAGGAACGTCAAGCCACGCACGCAGCTTGTCGCGTAACCAGTTGAGAAGCGTGGACATGTAGAAAGCTCCTATCGCCTTATAGCGCCACTCGTAGCAGCCAACAAAGCGGGATTGATAGACAAGACACCGTAACGGGGGGCGCGCAGCATCATAACCGCGTCAGCGAGGTTTGGCGATGCAATCGAGTTGCGCACCTCAGTCTTAGTGCCTACCGGGCATTTGTCGACCATCACCTTCCCGTTTTTGGATAGCGCCCACACGGGTTGCGACAGCTCGACCGTGAGGCGTGCGCGCAACGTGAAATCGCCGGCTATGCTGATAAATTGCGCTGGGTCGATGGTCCACACCTCGCCGCGCTTGAACGCCTCGACAGCACGGTAGGTGTATTGGAAGTAAGCACGCAGCATCCACCACGCCTGCGCCTTCGCGTTCTCGAAGAAATCCAACGCCGTGCGTTCGGTGCCGGGCACGATGCTGTCGGGCTCGAACACTTCGCCCGATCCGCGAAACGGTAGGACGCTAATAATCTTGCCGCCGGCAGCGCGTCGCGCCTCGTTGATCTTGCGAGCATCGCCGCGCACGCCAGCGCCGAGGCCGTCCGCGTCATAGTAGAACTCGGGCAAGCCGTGGGTATCGCACAGCAAAAAGGCTTGCTCGACGCTGTTGTAGATGTCGAGGTCAGCAGTACCGCGCCATGACTCGATAGTCTCGACAAGGAATGAATGACCCACGCAGAAAGCGTTCGCATCGCGCCCAGCGTCTGCAACGTCCAGCGTGCCCCGTTTGATGCCTTGCGGCTTGAGGCCGAACAAGAGATGCGCATTGATCGCAGCGGCTACCCATTCAGTCGGAATAACTTGCCCCTCAATCGACGCTGTGAAGTTGCGGTCGTACTCTTGCGCGAAGATGACGGGATCGAGCGTTGCACGTTTCTTGCGTTCCCATTCGGCATCCTTGCGCGGGTCGTCTTGCCAAGCGAAGTCAAAACGCTCGATTGCTGGGTTGTGGGCACGCTCGGCGAAGCTGTTCGCCATGCCGTTGACGCTCGACATATCAATTCGCGAGTTAGTGTTCGCTGACAATGACGCGTCTATCGCCTTGGGGTTGGGTATGTGCGCCGATTCGTCAACAAGGTAGGTCGACTTACGGCCGCCACGGCCGATGTTGTTGCCGGCCTCACCAGTGATTGACGACCCCGTCTGTGGGAACGTAAGGCGCATGTGTGCGCTGTACTGTTTTAGGTTCCAACCTGCACGAAAGATATCAGGCAGGTATTGCAAGAACATGCGGCCTTTGTAGAACAGGCAGTCGGGGTCGCCGCTACGGTCAACTTTGTCTTCCTTTTCACTACCGAAGCCGACGGACACGTCATCATAGAAGATGCACAGTGTTGATGCGAATCCCATGGCCAACCATGAGATGCCAACGTCGCGCGACTTTACACACGTCCCATCGTCGCCCTCGCGCCATTTGCGATAGAGGAAATCAATAAACGCGCGTTGCTTGGGCCACAACATCATAGGCATGATCGTTGGCCGTCCAATGATGCGCGGATCGATCGTCACTCCCCAATCATTGATGAAATCCGCAAAGTGTCCGTTGCGATAGTAGAAGCGCACCTTTTGCAACAACTGTGGATCGGCACGCAGCTTGGCGAGACGCTCAGCACGTTTTTTCCACACAGGTAGATAGTTGGGGTTTTTCCAGTCGAAAGCGTCAGGCGTCACGATGCGTGGGGCGTCTATGACGACATCCGAGGGCACTACCAACGAGTGAGGCGGGATGATCTGACCGGGTGCAGAATTGACGAGCATGTCAGCCCAACAAGTCGATATACGCCTTGCTTGCGTCTTCGATAGTTATATCGTCTGGCAGCTTGGCGCGTTGTGTTTCTTCAGCACGCTGTTGAGGTGTGCGCAAATCAAGCTTGTCGTTATACGCGCCACGCATGCGCAAGATTTTATCCCACGCGGCAGTTTGGTCGTGCATCTTGATTTTGATGCAGCCGAATCGGTCTTGCTCAGCGCCCGCGTACAGCTTGCGAGCTTTGCCCGTTAACTTTGTTGTGTCCGCAATAATGGTGCGCTCTACACCGCAGCCGTAACAATGCGGGCACGTTGGATCGGGTGCAGCATTGCCCACGAACCCATAGCCGCCGGCTTCGTTAGGCGTTGGTTTGTTTTTATCTTGCGCAACGATACAAGCCTCTATGTATTCATCCTCGTTTTTCCATTGGTAGCCGTGGTTGATGCCGTGACAGTAGCGGCAATTGTCAGCCACAACGCGCACCAACTCGTTAGGGTCGGCGGTAGCGATGTCAATCTGCCATTGCAGCGCCTCACGCAACGACAACAATGTCTCGTTTGCGG